AAGTAAATATACATTTATTAAGTGTTTAGCAATTCACAATGGTAGCTCTGTGACGATAAGCCAATATGGAAGAACGGAAATAGGATCGCCCGTAATACCTGTTACATTTACCTCAGATATAAATGACAATTACGTTAGACTAAGATGTACTATAACAGACGCTAGCTCAACTAACGCTAATGTTAATGTTATTAAAGAAAGATTAACAGTTTAAAGGACTAAAATGGCTATTCAATATTTTAATATAGAACACCGGAATACAATTCGCTAATAAATTATACAATATACCTATAGGTTATAATGTATTAAGCACAAATGCTTCTGGTCAAATGAATGTTGGTTTAGGCTATTTGGCTTTAGCAAACAATACTACAGGTAGTTTCAATGCCGCTATAGGTTATGGGGCGTTGTATTCAAATACTACAGGTGTTGATAACGTAGCTATTGGAGATAGTAATCTTGTCGATAATACCACTGGAAGCTATAACGTAGCACTTGGTGCTGGATCGCTAATCAATAATACTACAGGTAATGACAACATTGGTATTGGCTGGCTTTCATTAGGATCTAACCTAACTGGTTCAGATAACATCGCCATAGGAAACGGTGCATTAGAAAATGCTACGAATGTAAGTAATGCTATTGCTATTGGAGAGGAAGCTTTTCATAACTTATCGAATAATGTCTATGACACTATATATCCTGGTTATGGTGGTGCTACTCCGTCAACCGGAATTGCAATTGGCCATCAGGCAATGTATTCCGCATTGGTAACAGATGGGGAAATAGCCATAGGCGATTACGCATTATATAGTGCTGCTACTCCAAGTTATTCGATTGCAATAGGCGCTAAAGCGTTATACTCTGCAATTGGTTCCTTCCCGTTAAGTGTCGCTGTTGGAGATGGGGCTTTATGGAGGCAGACAACAGGTTGGGGTAATACAGTTTTGGGTAGTGCTGGCTATAAAATAACAACTGGTTCTAGCAATAATATTTTTGGGGTTAGTGCTGCATCTAGTTTAACTACAGGTTATGGTAATAATATCTTTGGTGGTGGAGCGGGCATAACAACAGGCGGTTATAATATAGCAATAGGCTCAGCAATGTCAAGCAAAGTATACCAATGGGATGGTACAACATTAGATGACTATGGTTACCCCAGCATTTACCTATCAGATGCAACTCCAAATACTGGAGATTCTAATATAGGAATTGGCGGTGGTGCACTAGCTCATAATACTACGGGTGGTAATAATATTGCCGTAGGAACAGGAGCAATAGGTGGCGATGGATCAAGAATAGGAGGAGCTACTCCTTCGTATTCCGTATATCCAAATACCGGTTCTTATAACATTGCTTTAGGGTTGTCTGCGTCATTTCGCAATACAAGCGGCTCTTCTAATATAGCACTTGGTGCAAATACTCTTTATTACAACACAACTGGAAGTTATAATATAGCTCAAGGTTATCAAGCTCTTTATAGCAATACTACAGGTACATATAATATAGCACAAGGGTATAAAAATCTTTATAATAATACATCAGGATCTAGGAATATAGCAATAGGACTTCAGGCATTATATTCAAACACTGGCGCAACAAATAACATAGCACTAGGCTATTTATCTTTATATAATACAAATGGAAACTCAGAAACAGGTTTTAGAAATATTGGCATAGGAGAAACGGCTGTATATGGAAATACAACAGCTGTTGATAATATTGGCATAGGTTACGAAACTCTATACAACAATCAAACTAGCCATGGAAATATGGCTATAGGTTTTAGATCTTTATACAATACCACTGGAGCTTACAATACCGCCGCTGGCTATTCTGCTGGGCAAACTGCAACAACCGGATCAAATAATGCCTATCTTGGTTACAATGCTCAACCAGCTTCAGTCACAGATAGCAATAAGATAACATTAGGTGATTCTAATATAACTCACTTACGTTGTCAGGTCACAAGCATTACAGCATTGTCCGATGCCCGCGACAAAACAGGTATTCAAGATTCTGTATATGGTTTAGAATTTATTAATAAACTCCGTCCAGTTACATTTGAATGGAACATGAGAGACGGAGGAAAAGCCGGTCAAAAAGATCTTGGTTTCTTAGCTCAAGATTTTGTTGAGCTAGAAGATGAATTAGATGCACACGAAATATTAAATCTGACAATGAGATCTAACCCTGATAAGCTAGAAGCTAGCTATGGTAGACTAGTGCCTATATTAGTTAAGGCCGTACAAGACCTTTCAGCAGAAGTGCAATCTTTAAAACAATTACTACAATCAAAGGACTAAGTATGAGAATAATGGATGAAACCCCAGAAGAAAAATTAGCTCAAGATATCTCGGCTTTAAACGATAGCGTTACTACATTGAGTTCATTAATGGAAGAAGCACCATCAGAGATTAGAGATTCTAGAATAAGGGCAAATTACGAGCATTTAGAATTGATGTTAGTAAAATTAGATAGTTCTTTAACTGGCGGGCAAAAGTCAACCTTTTCAAACTCTGTATCGGAAGCAAAAGCGTTTCTCAATAGTTAATTTTCGTATGACTTTTTAGAAAACGTATGCTATAATTATTTCTATGCCTGTAGAAGAACAACAAATCAACATAACAATCCCTAAAGAAAAGCTCGAACAGTGGAATGTATTCTTTGCACTTCCTTGTTATGACTCACATGTAACAGAACCTTTTATGATGAGCTTTTTGCAAGCTTGTCTCTATTTTAAAGAAATAGGTTTAAAGTATTCAGTCTGCACAATATCTGATTCTTTGATCAACCGCGCAAGAAATAATCTTGTTGCCAAGTTCATGGGCAGTCCAGACTTTACCCACATGGTATTTATAGATGTCGATCTTCAATTTGATAAAGAAGCTATATTAAAACTTTTGTGGCATGATAAAGATGTTATGACTGCGTCTTACCCAATCAAGGAAATCAATTGGGACAAAGTAAAAGAAGCTGCACAAGCAGATATGTCAGCCCAAGACCTCATGGAATATGCCAGCAGATATGTAGTGCATATGACAAAGCCAGGTGAGAATCAATTAAATATTGATAACGGAGCAATCGAATGCTACGAAGCCGGGACTGGTTTTATGCTTATCAAGCGTCAAGTATTTGACAAGATGTTTAAGAAGTATAAAAAGTTAAAATACAAAGATGATACAGGCGCTTTGCATGGGGGAGAGATAGAAAACGCCTACGCTTTATTTAATTCTTATGTAGATGATGACGGAAGATTTTTGTCTGAGGATTACGGCTTCTGTAGATACTGGCAGAAGATGGGCGGAAAAATTTGGGTTGATCCAACTATTAACTTAACCCATTTTGGGCGTATTAAATATACGGGAAAAATGTTAGAATTTTTAAAGAGAATAACACAATAATTCTTTAACTAACCCATTACTATATCCCTAGTTGTTTTAAAACCCACACTAGGAGTAATATGGCCCGCTTAAGAATTGAAACCGCACCTGAGATTACAGTATACGATGAATCTTTCGTAATCAAAGCAGCGTCTGGAGCAAGCGCTCCATTAGCAGAATTTAAAAACTCAGCTGGTACAGTCGTTGGTAATATAGCAGTAGACGGAACATTGAACGTTCTTTCAGTTGTCACTTCAAACGCAGGCACTACTTCGACATCACTTGCCACAAGAGGTTATGTTGATACCGTAGCTGCTGGTTTAAATTGGCACGAAGCCGTAGCGTTTGCTACAGCTGCAGCTTTACCAGCTAGCACATACGCTAATGGTACATCGGGTGTAGGTGCTACATTAACAGGCGATACTAACGGAAGATTAACCGTTGACGGCTCTGCTCAAACTACAGGCAAAAGCATTTTAGTAAAAAATCAAGCAGACGCAACACAAAACGGAATATACACAATTACCGAACAAGGTAGCGTATCAACTCCATTCGTGTTAACTCGTCGTACTGATTCTAATAATAGTGTTCCTGGTCAAGTTTCTACTGGTGATTCAGTTTACGTAGTAAGTGGAACCAATAATGGTGGCCAAGGATTTACATTGACCACTACTGGAACTGGCACAAATAATGCAATTGTTTTTGGAACAGATTCTTTAACCTTCGCTCAGTTTACTGGAACTGCAACATTTACAGCTGGTGCTGGTTTAACAAGCACCGGTAATGTACTTGATGTCGCAACTGCTTCTTCTTCAAGAATTGTTATTAACGCAGACAGTATTGATTTAGCAACAGTTAGCCAGACAAATACTTCTGGCGCAAATACCACTTCATTTATTAGTGGATTAACTGTAGATTCTTATGGTAGAGTATCTGGTAAAGAAACGTCTAGCGTATCATTCGCTGGCTACGCAACTTTAGCTGATCCAGCATTGACTGGAGTACCTACAGCTCCTACAGCAGCAAATGCAACTAGCAACACTCAATTGGCAACTACAGCATTTGTTCAAAATGCTGCAACAATAGCTGTCTCTGATGCCGGCAACAACGCAGTATTGAAATCACTAATTGATGCTAAGGGTGATCTTGTTGTTGGATCAGCGGACAATACAGTCGCCCGTTTAGCTGCTGGTACTGATGGATATTATTTGAAGGCGAACTCTACAGCCACATCTGGTCTTGAGTGGGGTGCTATTCCAACAATTAATGACATCGATGACATCGGTGGAGTAACAATCACTTCAGCTACCAATGGTCAGTTTCTTAAGTATAACGGTTCAGCTTGGATCAATGCTGTAATCACCGAAACATTAGGCATTACAGACCTATCTGATGTAACAATTACTACAGCAGCAACCAATCAAGTTCTTTCATACAATGGTTCAGCTTGGGTGAACACATCAAACCCAACTGTAGCTGGAAACTTAACAGTTTCTGGAAATCTCACAGTTTCTGGAACAACAACAACGCTTAATACAGAGACTTTAACGATTGATGATAATATCATTATATTAAATAATAATGAAGCAGGAACTCCATCAGTCAATGCTGGGATCGAAGTAGAACGCGGAACTTCAACAAACGTAGCTCTTCGTTGGAATGAAACAACAGACTGTTGGGAATTCACCAACGATGGCACTAACTACCAGAGAATTATTACTGACACAATTACCAATGCCCAGACAGCTAGCTACACATTAGTCTTAGCAGACAGTGGCAAGATGGTTGAAATGGGCGTTGCTTCAGGAAATACTTTAACAGTACCACCCAACTCTTCAGTGGCCTTTCCTATTGGAACTACTATTACAGTTCTTCAAACGGGAGCTGGTCAGTGCACTTTGACAGCAGGTGCTGGAGTAACAGTCAACGGTACTCCTGGACTCAAGTTGCGTACAACTTGGTCATCTGCTACACTTATTAAACGCGCAACAGATACATGGGTTGCTCTAGGAGATATGGTAGCATAATATGGCGATTGAAGATGGTAAAAAGCAAAATAGAAAAGCTCCTAAACCTACAGTAGCAGCACGGAACCGCTGACTCTGCAGCTAATGCAACAATAACTGCTGCTGGCTTTACCGTTGGAACTCCAGTAGATACTGCAACGGCTGTTGCGGCAGATTTAAACAAGGTTAAAACTGCTTTAACAGATGCTGCTGTCACCCCACTTGGAACTGCTATAGCCTATGAGAGAAACGCTCCGTTTTTTCCTCCGTACTTTCCACCTTATTTTCCACCTTATTTCCCACCGTATTTCCCACCGTTCTTTCCACCATTCTTTCCACCATTCTTTCCTCCATGGTTCCCACCATGGTTCCCACCGTTTTTCCCACCATTTTTCCCACCGTTCTTCCCACCGTTCTTCCCACCATCGTTTAAGTAATCTTAAGCGTTGGTGTGGTAAGATGGTAGTTGTAGATCAACTACTATTTTGGAGAATTAAAAAATGTTTGTAAATCCTTTTGTACTAGATAATGTTATTCCAGTACTGTGCTTTGTACTTACTTATATAAGTATGAATTATCTGTATAGCAATGAAAAGTTTTTATCTATACTTAGACCAGATGGTAAAAAGCATTTTGGAGAAATAGGCGCCTGTTCTAATCTAATCAAGACGCTGCAATGCGTTATGTCTTTAATGGGATTAACTTACTATTACATAACGGATATTAGACATGGTAATTATCCGGACATACCCATGAGATCACTGTCTATGAATCTTGTAGCAGTAGAAATACTTAGTCTGATTAAAGCTAAAAAATATTATATTAGAAAAGATATAGCCTACCACCATTATGGGGTAATTTTTTTTGGCGCACTATCCTTAGCGGTAAACTTCAACAGCAATAAACCAGCCCAATTGCTGATTGTAATGCTATTCGCAGTTAGTCTGTGCGTTCCTTATATGATTTACAATACATTAAAAACATATTATAAGATAGAGTATTTAAGACTATGGGCAATATTATCCTATATTGTACCTCTGCCTATTTTTGTTGTTTATTCAATAGTTCAATGGAAATCTAATATATCAGGAAATATGTTATCTTTTGTGCTTTATTGGGTTCCTATATCACCAATGCTTTATACAAATTATGTATCTTGGAAATTTTTTTTCAAAAGAAAAGAAAGCTATATACAAAAACCAAAAGATAAATAGTATGAAAATAATTAATCCCACGCATGGAATTCATATATATAAAAATGCAATTTTAAATGGAACGGATATAATTAACAGATTAGAATCAGTGTTAGCTAATAGTTCTGATGAGTTATTTAAATGGACAGATTCTACTAATCTACTGGGTAAGGATCTTTCTACTTACAGAAGATGTTTTGACCTTAAAATGCACCCAGATTATTGGCAGTTCTTAACTCCGGAATTTGAAGAAATAAAAGACTGTTATGAGGAGATTGATCGAGGTTTTCTGAGTGCGATCACTCATTATAAAGATTTGTATAATTTAAAAATTCCATTTAAACAAGGAGTAAACTTTATGAAATATGGTGAAGGTCATCATTTCGTAACTCACGTAGATAATGGGTCTAGTTATTCTTCAGTGGTATCGGCACTTGCATATTTAAACGATGATTACGAGGGTGGAGAATTGGGCTTCCCATTATTGGATTTTGAATTTAAACCAGAAGCTGGAGATATAATATTGTTTCCATCATCATTTATGCACGCTCATAAAGTTAATGTGGTTAAATCAGGTTTAAGGTATTCAGCCGGAACTTGGTGGGATTATAGCAGCAAATTCCATCCAAAAATCAAACCCTCGCGTAAGGGAATTCCAAAAATATACAACAACGACAATGATTGGGTCGAGGGTGAAGGTTTTATATCTAACTAGTTACAATAATTCTGTAATAGTATAAAAAGATGGTGTGGTAAATCTTTCTCCACTAATAACCTTTTTGACGCCATGAAGATAATTAATATCCCCAGGGTGGGCAACCGCTAAACCAGGCTTTGGCTTAACCACGATATCGTGCTGTGGGTAATACAGTTCTCCACCTTCAAAATCATCATTATAATAAATTAATGAATTTAGATCATAGGTAGGGAAAGGGTTTGGAGATCCATCATTCAACTGCTTATCGGCATGTGGTTGTTGTTCTAATCCTGGAAACCACCTAATAATCACTGGTGGTCTGACAGTTACCTTAACCTTAAATTTATCCTCTAAAGCATACTTCATTTTTAAAATATATTTGTCTACCAGATTATATACATCTAGGTTAATTCTAGAAAGGATATCAAAGCTACACTGTCGATTAGACCAGTAAGATGCGTCATAGGTGCATGTGCCATCTTCGGAATAAGTATTCTCTCCGGCATCCATCCACTCATTGATAGTAGGTAAAAAATCCTGTATAATTTTTAAATCTTGTAATTCAACAAAATTTTCCAATATAATAATATTGTCAGAAGAATCCCCAAAATGTCCAGGTTCGATTAACGATTTAGTCTCAGAATCAAAGTCCATAAAACACTCCTTAGTAGATATGCGTGTGGTATAGTATAGCACTAAACAAAATAGATAATTAGGAGAAAGTAAAATGGAATTTTTTCACGTAGGTTCTTGTGACAATGTAGAAGATAATAGAAAATTTGGCATATTTTTATACAGAAACGCAATACCAAGAGAACTTAATATTCCAGAAAGACTAGAATCAGCTATAGGCAATAGCTCTCATGAATTATTTAAATGGTCAGAAGCTATGGTTGGCTATAATGAAAGAATGCCAGAGTACAGAGATTGTGTGGACTTGAAAATGAGCCCTGCACACTGGCAGTTCCTTACTCCAGAGTTTGAAGAAGTTAAGAAGTGCTATGATGATGTAGATACCAACCTTAAGAAGTGTCTTGCTCACTACGAATCTTTATATAATTTTAAGATGGATTATATGGAGGCCATTAACTTTGTTAGATACAACCCAGGTCAGCATTTTGCTGTCCATGCAGACCATGGCTTCTCCTACACGTGCACAGTATCTTCTGTGATCTATTTGAATGACGACTACGAAGGCGGAGAACTATGGTTCCCATATCTTGATATTAAATTCAAACCTCAAGCTGGAGATATCATACTATTCCCATCCACTTTTATATATGCGCACTCATCCCTAAAGGTTACTAGTGGCACTAAATATTCTGCAGTTACTATGTTTGATTATAATGATAATAATCATAAGTATGGGACAGGCTATGGAGCAGATGGCTCTAAAGTGGATCCGACAAAAGGTATAACAAAAGGATCTAATCAGCCTCTCGCATATCCTCAACCAGAATAAGGAGAAATTATGTTTGAAAAAAATGAATTACCAAGTTTAGAACGCTTTGAGTCATCAGTGTATGATATTCCACTATCGTCATTGGATGGTGAGGAAAACATCCTTGCCAAGAATAAAGGTAAGGTAACAATGATAGTCAACGTAACTGGAGAGTGTGCAAATTCTGCTCAATATCCAATTATTGAGAATCTATATAAAGAATATAAAGATTTAGGTTTTGAAGTATTAGCTGTCCCAAGTACAGATTTCTGCGAAGATGCCTACGGTGCGTTTAAGGAATCTAATGCAAGCCCAGTTCACATGAGGGACCATATGAAAGAATTGTATAAGACAGATCTTCCATTCAGTGAGTTGGTAGGTATTGCTCCAGAGCCAAAGGCCGACGTAGAACAGCATCCTTTTTACAAGCTAATTCAAGATGGTAAAGACCCAATTCAAGGTAATTTTGAAAAAATAATCATAGGTAGAGATGGAAAAAAAATGCTCCGTTTTTGTAATTCTGATTTGTTAGACTTAGCGTTTAATGCAGGAGAAAGAAAAACTAACGCAGAACAAGCTCTTATAAATATCAAAGCTGCAATAGAAGTATTGTTGGATGATACAATCTAATTTATGACACAAGTTACTTTAACTAAGACTCATCAAAACCCACCACAGATAGTCCAGTCTAGGGTTAAAAGAGATTGGATGGATAACACATATAAAAAACATGCGTATCAGTGTCTTCCTATGACTACAGCCAACGTACATGGGTGGGAATTGATACTTCCGCAAGATGTAGTAGTTCAATGGGATGGCGGGAATAGCAATGTAAAGATTCTTAGCGGTGAAGAATATATGGGTAGAGCACTTGCCTATGGCGGAATTATTGGTATGGTTTCTTTTTCAGTTGGATGGGCATTTGGAACCGAAGAAGGTTACGAAACTTGGATTGGTGGTTCTCCAAACTATATGGTTGACGGAGCATCTCCCCTTAGTGCAATCATACCAAGTAGTTGGTGGCCAGATGAATTTCAAATGAATTGGGCTATTAATAAAATAGGTGAGCCAGTGACATTTGAAGCAGGAACACCGTTTATGTTTTTTAATATTTTTAAAAGTGATCTTCTTGAATCAGTTGAGTTTAAAGTAGATAATCTTTGGGACAAGCCAGAATTAATGAACGCGCGCGCAGCTTATGGAGCTGCTAAAATGAAGAAAAACCAAGATGAACCTTGGACTTGGATGAAAGGCATCAGAACTGGTTTAGACGAAAAAGGCAACAGAATTGGTCCAGCAAATTCTGGACTTTTAAAGTTAAACAATCCCAATAACTAGTTACTATATCATCATACATTTTTACCAAAGAAGTGAGGCACAATGTCATTTTCGTTAGTTACGCAAGCAGAAAAATTAAGAAGCTTAAATTCTGCTAAAGCAGATTTTCAAGCAGAGATTTATAAGAATATTGCAAAATTAGGATTTGATCCAGATACTTACGATATGTCTACTTGGAATTTTGATCCAGTAGCATCCTCAATTGATGATGATCCCGGTTATGGAATGAAGTCCAGTATCACATCCGGATTAGCACGTATCGCTAGCATAGATGCAAAAATAGCAGAACTATCCTAAAGGAGTAAGAAATGGCTGTGAATGATTTGCAAAAACAAGAAATGAAAAACAAAGCTGCAGTATATCTAGAAAAATCGATATACACATTATCGTATCTGTTATCGGTAGATCCAGAAAGCGCTCTTGAAGTTTCAAACGTTGGTGAACTTATTGCACTTTCATCAATTACTGGAACGCTATCAACTTCAACAACTGCTAGTTTTAATTCATTATTTAATCAAATAGCTTCTCTAAAACTATTGGAACAATAACTTATGGCGGACAATATTATTGACAATTCTGAGTCCGATACCAATGATGATTTAGTTCCAACGTTTTCTAAGGCAGCTGGCATCTTTACATTTCCAGACGGAGTTGAATTTCAATGCCAGATTCTTAAAGCAAGTAAGATAAAAACAGACAGATTTTTTACAGGGTTTTCAATTAACAACGATGACGAAGAAGAGTAAATATGACCTATAATGCAGAACAAGATCTTGAATACATAGAGTCAGTCTTGGCTTTACAATTATACATAATTGGTCTTACAGCAGAAGATATGGATATTCTATCTATTGATGAAATCATTTCTCAAGCAAGAACATTTAATTTGATTAACCAAGAAATTACCCCTATTGGAACTCCAAACTCGCAACAAGAACAAACGTATAGAGACGAACCAGTAGTTGCAATTTTAAGAAGTCAAAGAACTTTAATTGTATCTACCATTAGAAGATTTTGGTGGATGCGCCAAATAGCATTAGGAGCCGCATAATATGAGCATAGAAAAATCCTTCTTCTCTAGAATTAACAACCTAGTAAAACCTTATAGATCAAATGAAGAAATAAATCAGCTTGAATATGATAACTTTGCTAAGATTAAAGAATATTTAGATACTCTTCCTTTGGATAAGAGAAAAATAGCAGTAGGTGGAGATATCTTTATGTGGTATTTTGACACTTTTTCTAGAGAAGATTCGGTACATAAAAGTACAGATGGCTATAGATATGGAGATAATCCACAAGAAATTACTTTCATGATTAAGAATCCGGCCAAGTCCTTATTGTCACACTCAGTATGGAGCATGAGTTTCATGAAAACTGTAGCAAGCAGATCAGAGCTTACACTAATAAATAATTATCAATTAAACCTTCTTGAACGCTGTATTTTAACAGAGGCAGAAATAGCCGAATTGGACTATGACGTAATTTCAAGACAAGACGCTGAAGCATCAGCTGCCGGTCCTTTTGATTTCATATCATTTGGCTCATATGATATAATACATGATCCATCATTAGTTCTTTCTTACTTCAATATGTTAGCTGATAATGGCGTTATGTTAATAACTTGGGCTAACGATGGTGGAAATCTATATGAAGCTGACGCAGAGTATTCTCCTTATTCTGAAATAAACCAACATTTAAAGAGTTTAGAAAACGTATGCGTGTCTCACGATTACACTCTACTAGGAACAACAACTGTCGTAAAACTGTAGTATAATACTATCATGATAGTAATTGATAATTTTATAAAAGATTCTGAGCTATTAAAGCAAATTGAATTGTCAGAAAACTTGTTCCCCCAATCAATGGGTTCAGAAATAAGAATTGCTACTGAATTAAACTCATATCACTATGAGAAATCAAGTTGTTTTGCCCCATACATGTTTTGGGATGGTTGGTGGAAATCTGAAACAAACACACTTTCCAAACAAATAATTAAATCTATATGGGAAAACAATCTCCCTTTTGATGAAAAAGATGTTTGTGGTTTCGAATATTGGACTAGGACATTTAACCCTGGTCAATACCTAGATACGCACGTTGACGAAGACACCTTCTTGTATGCAAAAGAGAAAATTTTTCGTGGTCCAGCAATAGGCTGTGTGTACTACCCTCATACGAATGATGTTGTAGGCGGATTCCTAGAGTTGCATCCTAATGCAATTATTGAGAATACTCTCAACGCCTTAGAAACAGAAAATATTAAAAATAATATTTCTGTGCTTGAAGAACGTGAAAGAATAGCTTGCAAACCAAATAGACTGATAATTTTTGATGCTGGCCACATGGTTCATAATACTACTCCTCCAATTACGGGAATAAGAAGGGTTATGATCATCAACGTTTGGCATAAGGATAGTCCTCCCTTAGCCCTAGAAACCGGTGAATTTTACTATGAATGATTTTGAATTCCAATCGCTTTTAAACATTGGCATTTATAAGAAAAAATTAAACTATATAGATAACAATAAACTATATGAAGAAATAAAAACACATTCTAAAAAAATTGACAATTCATTTGTTGAAGATAAAAACCATTCTTATTTTGAGGATCAGACATATCCATTTGGTGAAACAGAATCAGAAAAACTTATTACCGCACTCCAAAGCGAAGTAAGCATAGCTCTTGGTAAAGAGATGCTACTAAACGATATATGGACTCTAACTCTAGAATATGGTCAGTCTGTTGGTTATCATTCCCATAAATTGAATACACACTTATATCCAAACGAATATTACTCCATTGCCTACTACGCAAACGCCCCAGAAGGAAGTGCTGATATTCAGTTTAATATAACTGCATGTAACACGATGGAAAGTTTTGTTTCCGTAGCAGCAGAAGAAGGATTATTAATTATATTCAATTCTTTCATACCCCATATGACTAATAGGCATAATAACTTAGATCAAAATAGGGTTGTTATAAGTGCAAATCTTTCCCCAAAATATCCTACGCAAGCACAAACTCAAGATTGGTCAGGATACGCCAGATAATAAGGTGTGCTATACTATAAAGTATGAACGATCAAAAAACACCAAACATCATTGGAAATTGGCAAGTTTCTGTATTTACCCCATTTGGAGTTAGTAACAGTACGGCCAACATTACTTCAATTGAACCATTTGTTTCTGGAACAATTATTGGCGAAAGAGGTTCCTTAGATTTTGACAATGGCGTTGTATCAGGTGATACAATTACATTTTCTGCAACCGTAGATACCCCAATAAAAGCTACTCTTACCGTAAATGTAGAAGTAGTTGATGACAAATTTGAAGGCACCTTAGAAATAGATCAGTATGCAAAACTCGACATCAAAGGTGAAAAAAATGTCAATTTATGATATAGAAGCTACATCGATAGATGGTCAAAAAAACTACTTATCCACGTTTAAAGGTAAACTTACTTTGATCGTAAACGTCTCCACAAAGGCTGGTGGTTATGAACCTAAGTGCTCCAAGGTGTGGTCTTATGCTAGAACATCGCGTCAATTGTGGCAACTGCAACAAGTGCATGACGAATTTAAGGATAGAGGGTTTTCCGTATTGGCATTTCCTAATAACCAATTTGCCCAAATGGAACCAGGAACAAATGAAGAGATAATCCCTTTTGTTAAAGAGCATTATCCTTTTGTGACTTTTCCATTTTTTGAAAAAGCAGATGTCAATGGGAAAAACGAACACCCTGTATTTTCAGCGCTGAAGGGTAATGAGAAGAGAAACTACTCAGACTTTACCGCTGATCAAAGCGATAAGGCTGTAGAGAATCAAAATTTAGCTGGACAAGCAATTGCTAGAATTTCACATGGATATGAAAAATTTTTAGTTAGTAGAGACGGTATTATGGTTGCTAGATTTAACTGGCAAGATATGCCTCTAGATGAAGTACCAAGGGTTATGGGTGCCGGATGGACAATTAGAGAAGCTATTGATGAGATGTTAGGATAATTATGGAAAATCAACCAAAAGATAAATTTATTAATAGTACTCCATTTCCAGTTACACCAGAGATTGGTGAAAAGGAACTAAAAGAAATAAATGACTTTCAGATAGAAGTGCTTGGACCTGGTGTTATCGTTTTCAGAAATGCTTTTAAAATAGATCAAGAATTGATACTTAACTATATTGATTCTAAAGCCGAAAAAGCTCATGAAAACAGATGGACTTATATTACCGGAGAAGACGGCGTAGAGTACGGTATCAATGAAGATGGTTTTAGATATAGGCTTCAGGATGTCCCAACTACACCAATTAGACTTTTACACCCTGTTACGGATGAAACTCCAGACAAGGTTAAAGATTTTTTTCTTTACCTAGAAGAACAGAATTACAAATGTCTTCTTAAGTACATAGATAATTACCCACTAGTTGTTGGCAGTATCTGGTGGAAAAATAGAGGTCACGTTTTAAGATATGGTGATGGCGGCATATTAGGTTGTCATTCAGATAACGATACAAACTACAAGGTAACTGGCGGAGTCAGATACATGCCTAGAGGCATGGTTGCTGCAAGACAAACTTGTGGATCATTATTATACCTAAATGACTGTGTCGAATCTGAAGAAGAATTAGATGGAAGAAACTTTACAGGTGGTCATCTTCGTTTTATTCACCTTGGCATTTCATACAAGCCGCAAAGAGGCGATATTATATTTTTCCCAACAAACTACATTGCTGCTCATGATGTTGAGAAAATGGGCAAGGGTGTAAGATATTCTTATCTATCTTTCTTTGGCCAAGGTGGCGATGACATCCCAGCTAATGTAGTTATTAGCGAACCAGAAAGAAGCTTTGAATGGTGTCCAGGTGTTTGGCTTAATAATATATATGATGATTATGAAAGATACTGTAAATCGCCATATTCACTATTTAGCAATCCAGAAAACACTAAAGTAGAGCTTGGCTGGAATCCAGTTTATCAAGGTAGAAATGTTGCCCAATATAGCAGTACTCACGAAGCCATAGAGGTTAAGGAGCAAGTTGCAGTTGCAAATAATTCTGACGCTGACCTTCCAGAAGGTCCGTGTGGGACTGATCCAGTAGCCATATAAGGTGAATGCAATGTTAATGCCAGAACATCTTGGTTCTGGTATAGTTCTTTTTAGGAACGCTGTTAATGTGGATCAAGATATTATTCTTCCATATATTGCATCTCTAAAAGAAAAAGCAATAAAAGAAGACTATACAATAGTTTACGACGATAGCAATAAGCCGATCTATGCAATAAATAGAAGTGGGCATAGATATACTATAGAAGATATATATAAAAGTTCAAGTCATATTATGAACTTTGTAGATGAGAATACCAGTAAAGAAATTATTGATTTTTTTGAGGGCTGCGAAAGATCTTTTTATCAAGGCGGATTAAGTTATACAACAGTCTTTCCAATGATATTGACAAGCTTATGGTGGAGAACACAAGGTCATATATTAGCTTACGGGCCAGAGAGCGCAATGGGTCTACATAGTGATAATGATGTGAACTATCAACCTGGCTTTGAACCAGATCTTCAAGTAGCAACTAGAAGTGTTTTGGGTATGATTATCTATCTGAATGATTCAGTTGAAACAATAGATGATATCAAAAATTATGAATACCTAGGTGGGGAAATAGAATTTCCTTACGCAAATATAAAATATAAACCAAAAACTGGAGACATGTTAATGTTTCCATCCAACTACCTAGGTTCACATGAAGTGTATCCGTGCACGGATGGAAACAGATATGCTTACATAGGTTATTTTTCTCAAGGTTCACCTCATCTAGAAAGAGGGATCAATATAACTCATGGTGAAATTCCAGTTGGTTCTCAAGGTCAAATATGGATGCCAAATATAGTTAAAGACTATGTAGATTTTGTTAATGAAAATTATAAAGACGTAGACCCAAAAAAGATTAACGAGTTGCTACGAGCAACACATAGAGTGTACAATAGTGCTAACACTGTTAAGGAGATGCGCGATGAATAATTTTGTTTTGAATAAAGATGTAGAGGGAGAAAATCTTGGGGGCGGAGTAGTTATATTTAGGTCTGCCATAGAGTTCGATGCAGACTATTCTTTTGACCTTTGTAGTGAAATTGTAGCTAGAGAAAAAGCAGCCATGTATACTCCTGGAATTGACCCAGAGACTGGGGAAGAGATATATGTAAATAGAAGCGGATACTTTTTTGGCAAAGACAGTATTGACGGGATGCCAGGCAGAGGATCAGCAGCACATCAAGATCCAAGAAAAGAAGTAATAGAATTTTTAAATGGTTTAGAATCCGCTAGAGATAACTATTTGTTTAAATACTTAGAAGCCTATCCACTTGCGTTCAAATGCATATGGTGGAAGGTAAAAGGCCATATTGTTTCTTATAAAGAAGGAGCATATCTGGGTCCTCATTCGGACATCAGTACTGATTATATATATGATGTTTGGACTCCCAATGACCAATTAGCAATGCGCAGTACTGTGACTGCTTTAATTTACTTTAATGACTCCGTTGAGAGTGAAGATGAATTGAATGGAAAAAATTTCATGGGTGGTGACCACTACTTTAACTACTTAAACATAACACACAAACCAAAAAGGGGAGATATTATATTTTTCCCAGCATCCTATACAGCTGGTCATGAAGTAAAAGTTGTAGAAAAAGGTTTAAGATTTTCTTATTTAGGATGGTATAGTCAAGGAACTCCAAATATAGAAGTTAAAGAGAGCGTAGAAGATCCACTAAAGAATCCAGAAGTGGCACAATTCTCAACTAACGTGTACATGCCAACATTTGTAAAAGATTATCAAAATCATTTACTAAACAGAGGATTCGATAAATTTTCAGAACAATATAGAATAACTGTTTCGAGTTACGGTAGTTGATGTGATAGATACAAGAATAAATATGACCGATATTGGTAGCGGACTATGTGTGGTAAAAGACTGTATTGATGTAGACCAAAAATTCCTTTTTGATTATATTAACTATTTAAGAGAGGTCGAAGAAGAAACCTTTACTTATATTGAAGAAGATGGTAAACGATACGCTATAAACAGAACTGGTTTTAAATTTGATCCTGATGGCGTAATGTTGGCACCTAGTAGGTTCATAGATCCATTATTAAAATGGAGTCCAAATAGAGACGTTACACCACAGCAGGAGCAGTTTATAGCAGATCTAGAAGATTTGATGTATAGAATCTTGGTCGAGTATTGCAAGTACTACCCTGATGCCTCTACAGTGTGCTGGTGGAGAGGTATGGGACATATAGCCACTTACGAAAAAGGTCAAAATATAGGCCCTCACTGCGATGATCAGATACCTCACGAATTTGGCAAAGCTCCTGCTAGTGAATATCCAAAGCATAGTAAGGTAAGTGTAAACATTTATTTAAATGATTCAGTAGATAATGTTGAAGATCTTAATGAATACAATTTCTTAGGTGGAGAGATAACCCACAGGCACGCTAAGCACACGCACAAGCCAAAGGCTGGTTCTGCGGTTATCTATCCAACCAACTTCATAGGTACTCACGAGGTTGCTCCAGTAACCAATGGCCTTAGAATAGCATACCTTGGCTCGTTTCTTTACGGTACTCCTGAGCATCACTTTGAGGGAGACTCAAGAATATGGATGCCAAACCTGCGCAAGGATGCTGGTTTAGAATTCTAATAATAATTTAATCTTATATCATTACTATATAGTTAAAATCTTTTGAAGGACCTTTATGCTTTACAATGACCTTATTGACTATAACCAGTCTGGTATTCAATATAATGGAACTGTTGTATTAATAATAGAAGGAATATCAAATCCTGTTATTTTAAATGATATCAAAGTTAACTTTGGTGGAAAAGAAGACTATTCGGTAGCCACCGCAATAGGCGTTGTCAGCATAGATTTAGCTCCAAGCGGTGTAATCACGATACAGGCTCTTCAGAAGGAAGGCGCTGCGCTTATTCAAGCTAGTGAAATAACCATACATTCTGGCACACTTATTACAATAGAAATCTCTGAAAAAGAAGGCGCCGGGATTATCCAGACAACTGAAACAAGTATAAACTCTAGCACACTTGTTAGTGTTCAGAATCAGAGTGAATAACCTCACCAACACAATTTAAAGTACTACTATATAAATATCTACTTTTTAAAGAGGGAAAAATGGCAAATATACTAGTCAATGATACTGTGCGTCTAAAGGTTAAATTTATTGACGTAGATATTAATGGTAATCAGGTAGAAGTTTCTCCTATATCGGTTTCCATGAGTATAACAAATTCAAGTAATGTGCTAATAATATCGGTTACCCCTGCGTCGCTTAGCGGCTCTGAATTCTATTATGACTACACTCCATCAACAGCTGGTACGTATAGAGTTTCTTTTAATGGTATTCTAGCAAACAATACTACGATTAGCGTTAATCAACAGATATATGTCAGTACTCCAACGGAAGATTATAGGCCAACAGTCTTCTTAAGAGAAGATGAAATAATAGCTTTTGCAGCGGATATAGAGCCATTGTATCTTGATCCGGAGCAACTCCTCCCGTATTTCCCTGACGCTTCCCTTTTGGAAATAGGTGAATTTGTACATAACTATTCTATAGAAATAAAGAATATATTTAAATTATTAGAAACTGAAGATGGAACAAATATTCCATTTACAGCATTTGAATATGTAAGAGCAGCCACCTGTTGTGAGCTGACAAGAGTTTATGGAAATGGCGGAGATGATGAGCTTTCGGTAAGGCTTGGCGATCTTTCGATAACTAACAAAAATTTACCTAGAAACACTTTAAGTAGAGCTAACGCTACCACTTGGTGTCAAATTGCAGCAATGCTTAGAAAAGAAATGTTAACATCAAAAGTTGGAATGAAAGCAGTTCAACCAAAAGGTTTACCAAGTCTTCCAACAATTGGAGCCGGAAGAACTATGGATCCATATACCGGATTGTCAGTTTACTACACTCCAAGAGATTTATATGGACCAACTCATATCCAGTCGCCAGATCAGAATCCAATTCCAGAAAGAGGAATAAGGAAGTATGATTGATCCAAAACGCACATTAAGTAATATACTGCGCAGTTGGGGTCACAATGTATTAGTTCAAAAAGTATTAGATCAGAAAACTATGACCTATAGCAAAAAGATGCAAAGGTATACCGTAAGAGCTGTATATCCGGGAGCTCAACGGATTTGCTAATATACTAGAAGAAAACATACAAGGCTTAACCGTTAGCTCTGAAGTGATATATTATTTTCAAGATACAGCAAATATTAAATCTGGTGATAGAATATATGAAGACTATTCAAGTGGTCAGCAAATTTTTTTAGTAGACTTTTCTGCTCCAGTAAGAGGTAGAGGCGGAAAAGTAGTTTACTGGGTTGCAGGTGCGACTAGAGAAAGTAAAAATTAAATGTTAAGAGTACACAATGGTCAGTTGGTAAAGTTTAGATTTGCCTTTTTGGTAAACGGTGAGTTCTACGACCCTTTAGATCAAGCTACTCCTGTAGATATATATGCAACAGTTTCAAGAGGTGATGGCAATATAATTCATTCTTCTACTTCATTGATTAATACAAGTTATCGAATTATATCAATAACACCACCAACTTCAATAACGAGTGGTCATGTTTCGGCAACATTTACGTTTGATGTAGATCACAAGTTAGCTGCTGGAGATACTGTAATCATCTATGGTGTTGGCGGTGGATATAACGCAGAGTATATAATCACATCTGCACCAACTACAAAATCAGTAATAGCAAGGACAGCTGCTACTACCTTACCAAGTTTATCAAGCTATAACGCCGCAAAAGCGTATGCAAGATTAGCTCTTAAAACAAATTCTTATTATAATAGACCATCAGACTCTGAGTATGGTTTTTATTATAAAATTCCAGATACGCTTTTTGGCGGGACTTATACCGTCTCCATTCAATGTGCATACAACGATAGAACTCAGGTAATTGAACATCACTTTGAAGTATCTAGAAGTCAAATTGGTAGAGTCGGAAATATAGTATATAAAAAAATAGAAAATGGAGTGATAACTTTATCAACTGATATTGATCACAACTTATCATCTGGTGATCAAGTTTCGATATTGGAAATAAGTGCAGCGTTTAATGGAAACCATTTTATTTCTTCGGTTCCGGCAAGTAATAAATTTTCTATTAAAACAAATATTCCATTATCTAATGGAGAACAACTTACAACAGGAAAATATTCTGTCATCAATACAACTGGAGTATCTAAAGATTTAACAGGACCAACAACTGGTGCAAGCATTTCGAAGAGACCAATTTTTGATTCACTAGAAGAATATTATAATACCAATTCAATATTATTTATAGGTCATAGCGATGGAATTGAATTAAATCAAATTATAAAAATTAATTCAATTCAAGAAGCTACCAACCTATTGGGTGCAAATACTTCTTCTCCTCTTCTAAGAGGAATTCATGATGCATTTAGCTGCGGAGCAAAGTCTATATTCATGATGGCTTCTGCGCCAATGTCAGAATACATCGAAGATATTTCTCAAAGACTTACCGACATGCCAATACTTTTTTCAGCGGAAACAAATTCTAATGTAAACTTTTATGAAAAATATTATGAAAGACTAGCAGTAAGTTATGATATAGCAAAAGGGCTTGACTTCATTGACATAATAGTGCCACTCGAAACTTCGATGATAAATACTGGGTCTGTTGACTTTATAGCTCAACTAGCTGTTCATTGTTATTCTTTCAATAATGCTACTGGATATGTTCAAATGGGAATTATTGGTTCTAAAAATAATGGAACAAAAGACAGTGATGTTCAACTTCTAGAACAAAATACTAGACTTGTAAATAAATTTACCACTTACTCAATAAGCGGAGAAATAGAAAGTGATATAGGTAGATATATTATTCCCGTATATGGAGAGCTAACTTTTAATCATATAGGTTTTGGAAGATCATATACGAGTTCAGCAGCAGCAGCATTTGCCGGAATGATGTCATCAACTCCAGTCTATAATGGAATAATTAGAAAAAGAATACCAGGAGCATATTCTGTTTACGGTTCTAATTTATCCGCAGACTCATTGGCAAGGTTAGATAACCTTGGTGTAAACGTTGTGTATAGAACACGCAAAGCGTTAAGGGGTAATCCATACGAAGTAAACATATCAAATGATTATACATTGGCTAATAAAAATAGCTCTTTTACAAAAGCTCCACAAATGAGATTAGTAGCCATGGTTATAACTGAAATAAAAGCTATAGCAAATGATGGCATAGGAAAGAACGCGGAAGATAAAGTAATCTCACAAGTCAAATCAATGCTTGATACGCTAGTATCTACTAGAACTATTAAGGATTATAAACTTCAATCATATGGATCTAAAACAGAAAGAGGAACTTTAATTTTTGAAATAAATTTAGTTTCTTCTCTTGGTTTAAAAAGTATTAATTTTTCCATAATTACAGGACCAGGAGCGTAGTATGCAGTCTTCATTCCCATTTCCAGGTAGCTTTAATGCTGACCAAGCACCAGGCAATAAGTGGGAGCAATATACGGAAAGTAGAGATAGGCTTCGAGAGCAAGATCCTAAGTATTATAATGATACTGATTCAAGGAGATCAAAAGCCGAAGGAAATTTAACCTATCTTGGATTTATCGAAGTTGTCAAAATGCTTTGGGAAAACTCATATCCAGACATTCCAATTGTTGCAACATTTGGAGGTAAGTTTGCATCTTACCCTTGTGTAGCCTATGGCCTTGAATTAAAGAGAGCTCATAATCAAGAACCCAAAATGCGATACAGGGATAAGGCTTTAGGTGAAGATGGTAAATATTACATTATAGAAGGTCAGCGTTTTCAGAACGTTGTCTCTTTTACCGTTATGGTTGAAGCCAATGCTGGCCAGTTGTCAGGCGATCAACAACGATATGCTGGGGCAGAAGTAGCTGATAGAGTTATGGAAATATTTGAAGATTTTATGTTGGAATACACTCCAGTTTTTAAGAGACTAGGGGCATCGGAACTCGTATATGCCAGAAGGGTTTCGGATACCGAAACAAACATGGACCAAACTGATGTAGTTAAAAGAACAGTTACATATTTGTTAACAACTGAAAAAATACATGTATCAGCAGTTGATAAGATTGAGTCAATTGTGGCCGATATACGCCAATGGGTTTCCTATGAAAAGGATCTAATAGAGCAGGCAGCTGCGACTCCTTCTTCGTATTACAATCCAGATATGAACATAGGTATTGTAGACTTATTCCAAAGTGCTACCCCGAACTCATAATATTTAGTAGAATACGTAAATCTAGTTAGTTTTTACAGGTACCCCATTACTATATCTTTCGAGTTAATCCATTAAATCCCTGACTCGGAGGTTAAGAATAACATGGCTCTACCAGGTGTAAAAACAATAATTAAAGACCGCTTCTACAGCATCTCCCGTCAAGATAGTCCAGTCGGACCTAGAGTTGTGGTATTAGCAAAAAGATCAACAGCAGATGGAACAGGCAACGTTGCAGACCTTGACGTAGTTCAGTGCACAAATGAACAAGATGTCATAACTGCTTTCGGTATTGATTCAGCTTGTCACAGAGCTTTTTTTGAACTTGTTTCTGCAGGCGCAGAAAGAATCTATATGGTCCCATTGCCAAGTGATACTACATGGAACCACAGTACAGCTGCGGTAACAAGTAGTGCTTTTGGTGGGAGCATCCTTGATGCAATGTTCATTGCAGCAGAAGCCGCTCAACCAGATATTATACTTCCTTGGGGAAGTGGTGCAAGAGCAGGACTCTGGGCCGCAACTCCTTCTGAAGCATTTTCTGCATCTGCCGATACAATTTACGGATTTCATGCAGACAACTCAGTAACAATTGGAAATAACTGGGCAGTAAAAATTGCTGATAAAGTTAAAGAAATCAATGAGAACAGTCATCCATGTTTCGCTGTTATGGGAACAAAGCCATATGTCGGCGCTAACGACGTAATGACTCCTGGACAAGTAACAACACACCTCGGCTTAACAACTCTTTCAGACAGAGATTCAGCAACAACATATAATGGAGTTGCTGCTAAGGAACTTGGAAGACACGTTGCAGTAATTGGTGTAGAGTTAAAGCCTGCAGGTTATCCAGCGGCATGGGGTTATTCAAATGGTGCATCAGTATTAACTGCTGCAGTTAGCAGAATGGCTTCATACACTTCGACTATAAACAAGACAGTTTACAACGTTGCAGCGCTAAGATATAATCCTAGCAAAACAACCTTGTTGGCAATGACCAATAAGGGTGTAAACTCAATCATGTTAAACTTCAATAGAGCTCCAGTCTTCACAGATGGTGTAACATTTGCTGGTTCTAGTTCAGACTACACAAGACTGACAACACTGAGAATTGTTAACGAAGCAATGTTAGTTGTCCGTCAGAGCTGTCAGAAGTTCATTGGTCAACCTTCAACTATTCAAGTTAGAAACTCAATGGAAACCTCGATTACTTCATCCCTTAGAGGAATGCAGCAGTTGGGTGCCATCTTAGATAGCGATTTCAACATTAGATACATCGCTGAAGAAAACAAAGCACTTATTGACCTAGTTATAACACCTGCATTTGAACTTAGAAACATCGAAGTCCAAATGTCAGTTGAACTTGGTTAATATCATATAAAAACACTGCAAATTTATATACCGATTAGGAGGGTAATATGGCAGGCGAATACTACGACAGTCCAGTAAACAAGTATCTCAATACTTATACAACATTTTCTGGTGCTGATATTGTTGCCACTTTTGGTGGCGTTGAAATCGGAGCTCTTTCGGGAATCACTTTTTCGGTGACAAGAGAAAAGGCGCCAATTTATACAATGGGTTCACCAAACCCACGTTCATTTTCAAGAGGTAAAAGAGGTATTGCTGGTTCGTTAATATTCACAGTATTTGACCGCCCAGCTCTGTACCAGATGCTTGAGACACATCATAACTCTTCTTCGGAAATGAAGTTTTTCACAAGAGCTCATAATACACTTCCTGGCGATCCAAGCCACAAGAGAGGTATTGCTGAAGTAACAAATCAAACAAGAGACGTAGTTAGCAAGACACCATACTATGCAGACCAAATCCCACCATTCGATATTACAATCACATTTGTTAACGAATATGGCCAAGCTGCTGTTAGATCAATCTATGGTGTTGAACTGTTGAATGAAGGTTCAGGAGCTTCGATGGATGACATTGTTATCGAAGAGACAATGACATACGTTGCTCGTGAAATTGGTCCAATGTATAAGATTACAACGGATAATCTTAACAGATTCAACTCAGATGACCTAGGTTCATTAATCAGCAAAGATGCAGTGACATCTAGCGGATTAAACAGCGAGATAATTAGACCATAATTATAATCAAATAAGTATAGTAGTAATTAGATAGTGGAGGACTTGGTGTAGGACCAATCCTCCACTATTTTATTTTTAAGGAATAACATGGCATTTAACAAAGAAAATGTATCAGATATAGCGAATCTCACAACTATATCATCAAGAAAAAATAGACTCTCCATCTATGAAGAGGGTGTAAAAGAATTTAGAAGAGATAATAATCTTCCAGATCCATTTTCTGATATGTCATTTTCTGGTGCAGATATAACAGCTACAATCATTATTCCTAAAATTGGAGAAAATGGATTCATTTCCAATGAAGGCGATGTGCTAGAAATGGCAGAGCTTCAAACAATATCCTATTCAATGCACAGGGAAAACTCTCCAGTAAGAACACTTGGCCATGTTAACCCAAGAGGGTTTGTCAAAGGTGCTAGAACTATAGCTGGAAGCATGATATTCACTCAGTTTAACGAGTACGCATTTTATAGAATAGAAAGTTATAGAAAAATTCTTTCCGATAGCAAGGGCTACTTTGCACCATTGGCAGACATGTTGCCACCATTTGATATTGTATTTACCTTCTTTAACGAATACGGCTTGGCAGCAAAAATGAAAATATTTGGTGTTACCCTTGTGGATGAGGGTGGTACTATGTCAATAGACGACTTAATTACTGAGCAAACTTATACGTATATGGCTAGAGGGCTACAGCCTCTGGTACAATTAGATACGGCTCGTGATGACCTTAGATACCCAGATGGATATCAAGCTCAACAAAACGAGAGATTAAGAATATCAACAAATGCTTTTGGAGATAGAGTCGAAGATTATAAGAATTTTATTGAAAGAATATATTCACCGCCTACAATCGTTTAAGGTTTAAGTATGACAAGTCCATATAGAGCTATTCCATATAGACCATTTAGTGGCTATATTCCATACGAGGATACCGTCTCAACTAACCCTGGTTTAGGAAATAAGAACGGAACATTTGATCCCCTTAGTGCAGAATTAGATCTTTATTGGGCTGGTGGCAAAACTACTGGGGATCCTCGTTTTAGTAATTATTATGACTACTTTTTCTCCGGTGAAGATGTAAAAGTATATATCGATGGTTTGTTTGATCCAAAAGATGAACTAGATATAGCTGGATTTGGTTTTTTAATTAAACAAGAAAAGCAAGCAGTCTATGGATTCTGGTCATACAACTTTGATGCCATGATGAATGGATCCAGAATAATAACTGGTCAGTTTTCTTTATACTCAAGATACCCTAGAAGGATGACACACCTTCTAGAAGAGGCAGCAAGAGTTAGAAGCTTCTCTGCATCGGGTAAATCTGATAACTCTGGAGTTGTATCTGTTTTAAGATCACAAAATGAATCAAGAACAGATGAAGAAAACATACAGAAATATTGGGCCAATAGTCAGTTAGATAGAATAACTACTGATCCAGCAATAAGCACATCTTCAGCAGATGGCCAACATAACATCTTTAGCGCTCATCCTCCATTTAACTTCGTTATAGTCTACGGGGTAGAGGAATCCAGTTTGAGCCCCGTAGGAGTCACGGAGAACGCTTCTACGGCCTCTGTAGAGCAGAGAGACAACTTGGACAGGATAATATCTACTGATATCAATGAGCGAAAAGTTAAGATGGCCGATAACAAGACCCCAATGAAGATTGTTTTACAAAATGTACATCTCATGCAAATGAGCACAGAATACCAAAGCGGAGGATCTCCTTTAATAGAGACTTATAGCTTTGTGGCTAGGGACTTTTATCTTACAGAAGCAGAATCTGGCTTTAATCCATATACTGGTAAGACGTTTGTTACAACAGAGCCACAGGCTTCTAATGCTACAAAATCCGTGGTTGAGAGTCCATTGATAAACAGGACGTAAAGTACTTAGCCAAGATAATAATTTTAATACAGATATGATATAATGTAACTTGAAACGATATAAGGAGAAACAATGTCTGAGAAGAGAAAAGTTGTAGTTAGACAAGATAAAGAAATGGCAGAAGAAATTTCTGCTGATTCAGTTGAGGTTTTTTTAGAGACGGATGAACCACAAGATGGTGACATTATTGTATCTGATTATTCAGATGCGCAAATTCCCGTTGAGCAGGCGACAACGGTTGAGGAATTAGCAGATGATCAAGTTATTTTTGATAACGGTCCTACAGCTGGACAAATCAAAGCATGGAAGAAACAGTACGGCGAAGTATATGTAACTTCTATTTCATTCGATAAGCATATCATATGGCGTGTTCTTTCCAGAATTGAATATAAGCAGCTTGTTAAGAAAATGGAAACCCTAATGCAAGCTGGTCAGCTATCTAATGCAGAGGCAAATATGTGGAACGAAGAAGCAATTTCAGAACTTTGCATTTTGTTCCCATCTTATGACAAGCAAGCTCTCACCGGTGACATGGCAGGTCTTCCTTCTCTTATCTCACAAGAAGTCTTAGAAGCTTCTGGATTCGTCGCCCTAGAGGTTAGACAACTCTAAGATGTTAGATGCAGGAATTCTTTTTGAGCTAAAGAAAAAACACGGTTCAATATTTCAAACAGAAATAAAACGGATCTGAGATAGTATTTAAAGAGCTAAGTTTTTCTGAGTTTGATAAAGTTGCAGCATACAAGAGTACAGCTGGTATGTCGTCTGCTGACGCAGAAGATGAAATTATTAAAGCCTCTGTAGTTTATCCTGAAGACTTTGATTTAAATAAATTTCCGCCTGGAGCCATAAGTTCTTTAGCTGAGCAGATAGTCGAATTTTCTGGCTTCGCATCAGCACGCACGGCTAAACGAATTTTAGAAGAAAAAAGAGTAGTAGCTAATCACGTTAGAGGCTTAATGAAAGCCTTTGTTCTGGCTACTATACATACAGATACTCCAGAATTTCTAGATTCGCTAACCTATTCAAAGCTAGCGGAAAGAGTTGCATTAGCAGAAAAGATAATTGAAGTCCAGCAAGCAATTGCTGGAATAGAATCTACTAACGTATCTCTATCCCTGATAGATCCTCAGGAAGAAAGAGAAAAAGAGAATCTATCAGCAGCTAGGCACAATGCATCTAAGGTTGAAGGATCTGCAACATATAGTGACCCCATTGCTCAAAAACTATGGGGTATGAGCAGGTAAGATAAGATAAGAGGGGGTGACCAATGCAGAGAGATAGAGGGCCGATCCATAATATTGGATTTGGCGTAACTTCTAGGGAATTCACCACCGGAGACGATACTCAAAATGGTCCATCTCCAGATTCTGGTTACGTTAGTAGAGCCCTAGAAGGTAGACCACTAGTAAAGATGGCTTCAGCCATGATTGCAACTGGTGTTGCAGCCACAGTTGCTGGAAAATTTGTAAGAGGTGGTGGCCTAAAAATACGGAAAAGCTTTTACCGAAAGAGCAGCAGGATCTGCTGAAGGCAGCTTTATATCTAGGGCCAATTACGGTTTATTAAAAGCAAGAAGTATACTCGATGAACTTGAAGGAGTAACTCGTTTAGAAGAAGGAAAAACAAAATTAGTTTTTGATTCCGCTGGAAAACTTCAAACAGGTTACGAAGGACATAAGAGCGTTGTTAATGCTGGGTACGCATTTGGAGCAGAGCGCAAAGGCGCCTCATCAACCGCTACATGGCACTATAGAGATGAGCTTCAGCAGAGACTAGTTCGTCAAGCTAGAAGACTGCCGTACGAAGTACCTGCTTTCTATGCAGCAGATAAATATATAACTAAGCCGTTATTTGGTAACGGTGAAGAAGATCTTGGACCAAAAAAGAAATGGTACGATCCATCTAGAGGTGTAGATATAGCTAAGGATTTAGCTAAAACAACTCTATTCCAAATGGGCGGATTCATGCTGCCAACAGCTGCGGCTGGTGCAGCAAAAGAAAGCTCATTAAATTTTTATAGAACAGCACAAGAAAGACTGATGGCAACAAACGCCACTGGTTATTCTACGATAAAAAATACAACAAAACATGCTATATATGAAAAGTCTTTAAACCTAAAAGGAATACTTGAAGGTGTTGGTCACGATTTATTTAGCGTATTAGATAAGTCAATTAAGTTTTCGGAAAGATCATCTGGAGCTTTGTCAAGCGCATTTATCGCAATGACAGACATCCATAAGAACCCAGTTGCAGCTCTTTATTCACAGAGGCATGGTTCTACTCCAGCACCTGGTGGAGCAAAACCTCCTAGAAGACAGGTAGTGCAAGATTTAGCTAAAGATATATATAGAGGCAATAAAACAAAACTAAATCAAGTAGACGTAAATAAACCACTACAAGGAACGCAAATAGATTCAATGCTGGATCTGATTCCTGGTTATAAGGCAGTTAGACAAGGTGCAAAGTCAGCACATGAGCAATATCAAAAACTCTCCTTTGCTCAATCGTTTTTGGATAAACCTGGAACAAATTGGACTGAAATACAAAAGGGTTTTGGAAAAATTCTTGGAGTTGATAGAGCAACTCCATCTGGTGCTCGAGCAATAGACTCTTCACTCGGTGAATCAATATTAAATATTCAAAGAAAAAGATCATCAGATGTATTTAGTCTTTTAAATGAATTCAACACTAAAACAGGTGGAGAGGGACCAACAAGCACTTTCATAAAAATGTTGAGACAAGGTGCTTATAAAGATAGATTGCAGAAGCAGTTAATAGAAGGTGGGCTAGATGAATCTGTCGCCAAAAATTTTACTGCAAACCTTACTGTCAGTGATGACATCTATAGACTAGTTTCATCTAAGAAGACTGGTGGAAGTGTTAAAGAATCCATAAGCCCAACCGAACGATTGAGAATGGGTAAAGAAGAAATCGTTGGAGAAGATTTTTTTGGTCAATTAATTAATAGATTTAATTCTGGAAAATATGGAAAAAATAATCCAATACCAGATGTGTTTGACGCAGATAAACTAAGAAAAGCTGTAAAAGCAACAGATGACATTTTATTTGACGAAGCTTCATTTAGTCGCAAAGGTTTAAACGTTGGTATAAACACGGCAGCCGCACACGAGTCAGCTAGAACAGTTTTTGAAAAAGAAGTATTTTCTTCTGTATTAAAGCCGCAAAAATTAAACAGAGTAAATTATTTAGATGCAGCTGGAGATTCAGTTCAAGCAAGTCAGCTTAGAGCTGAGATGGCTAGAAGAGCTGGAAAAGTATTTGGCTTAGACGAGTCAATCTTAGGTGATGCAAATAAGCTGCAACAAGCATTAGGTGCTCGTGGAATAGATATAAGAAATGCCTCTCAACTTAGAGGCTACTTAATGAATAATAAAGAAATGGTCGCTGGTGAAACATCTGGATTAGCTGGACTTTTTGGATTAAAAGGTCTTACTGTAGACGATTTTCTAGATAGAGAAAAACTAGCTTACCAAACAATTACAGGCCAAATAACAGACCCATCACTTCAAAATTCTTTAACTAAAAATATACTAAGCGGAGATAATAGTGTTGAGCTAGGTATATTAAATAGAATTAAAACATCTTCTACTCAAACTACGTTAAGCAATGTTAAAGGATATTACACGTCGGGCGATCAGGTAGTAAACTTTAATCCAATTAGATCTGGAATTAGAAAAGTAACAGAAGCTTTAGCTACTGAAACTAAAGTTCCAGTTATTGGAATTAACCCAATGCAAATGCTGGGTTATAAAGATTTTGCTGGAATGGCAAAAGCTGGAAAATATCAAGTAACTTCAGGAGCAGCAAGTCAACCATTTGTTAAAGGTTCTAAGGCAGACTTCTATACATGGCATAGCACTGGTGGTTTTCTAGGGACAAAGGGAAGACTATATGGTCACACAGGTGCTACCGCTACAGCTTTAGAGGGAACATATAGGCCAATTCCAACAGCGGTTTCATCAATGTTTACCAGCACCGCAGAACTAGCTGCAGGGCAAAGGACTCAGCAGAGTCGCACTGCAACAGGTGTGATGGGAAAAATCAGAGAGCGTTTAGATTACGCAGATGAACAACCAAACTCTTTATTTAGATTTTTTGGAAGACTAGTAAATAGACAAGCAGACGTAGAAAACGATGCTGTAATGGCCAAATTAATGTCTGGAGAAGTAGATGAGACATTTTCAATTGGCGGATTTGGAAAAAGGAAGAATTTACAATTACGTACAGAGTTAGATGATGCCGGAGAAATAGCTAGATATAATTTACTTGATGTTGATTCGGGAGCACAAGTAGCATCACATTCTCAGTTAATGGAATCATTTACTAGATTTGCAAATAGGCAATTAAGTTATGGAACAAACAAATCAGTTCAAAGAGAAGTGCTTGGTTCCTTTACGTCAGAAGATCTTGCTGGTCTTAGTGTCGATGATTTTGTTGGAATATCAACTCCAGCTCAAGCAAATAGAGTCTTTAGCGCATTAAATGATGTTTTAGAATCTCAAAGAAAATCACTGGCTACAGGAAATGAAACTGCTTTAAAGAGATATCAAGATGTAAGTAAGGCATTTGCTAGAATTAAATCTTTTGCAGATATAGATGATTTCTCGCAGCAATCAAAGATGTTTGAAAAATCATCTAGCATTGTAACTAAAGGCGATGAAATGTCGTCAGAAGTATTTAGATTTCTTCTAGAAAGAAAAGCAATACTAACTGGCGATCCATTAACGGTAATGCAGAATGTTACTTCTGCTGTAGATGATTTAGCTGCAAGAGGAATTATATCTTCTGCACAAAAAGCAGAAGCACAAGCTTCAACTTTGTCTACAATATTCAACCTAACAGCATTCGAAACGTATAGATTTAGTCCTGGAGCTGGAACTTCGTTAGCAAAAGAAAACCTAGAAGGAACACTGCAAAATCCTTTAAGAAGATTTCAAGAAACTAGAGATTTATTAAGTAAAGGTACTTTAAAGAGTTTATTAGATCCACACATTCAAGGTGATATAGTTACCACTGGTCAGTCTTCATTGGTATCTCAAATTGGTATAAATAAACCATTTGCTTTCTTTAAGAAAAATTTGGGAATGGGCAGATATGCCGAGAAACCTACTGCTAGTCCTTTATCTGGACAATCTGGTCCAGAAACATTTGCCTTTGTCCCAACGTTTGGAACAGCTCTTAAAAGGAATCCAAAAGCTGCACTGCTAAGTGCAACGGGAATAAAAACATATGGAAATGAAGAAGGTTTCTCTTTAGCATCTGTTCCAATATCTCATGGTTTTAATAGATTAAATAGATACTTTGGGAGCGTTGGTTCTAGTCTAGACGCAGATAATTTCCATGGTCCTCTGGATATGTATTTCAGAGGAATGAACGCGGAAAGGGTTTTACCTGCAGTTGCAATAGGAACTACTGCATTAGCTATAGATAGAACAGCAGGCGGATATACGCAGCGTAAAGATGAAAGAGGAGAAAGGGTATATTCTCCGCTAGTACTTGGTACAGCAGCTAGAGTTGGAGTAGAGGCGCAAGCTGCAATCTCTGGTGTTATTCCAGGTGGAATGGGCTACGGGCAAAAAAGACAGCAACTGTTGTCTGGCGAAGTGGCGATAAGAAAAGGAAGATACTGGCCTTTAGGTAATACAAAATTTAGTGGTGGAAAAATAGAATACTACAGACCATCTTGGTACAGAAGACTGCAAGGTGGAGCGATGTTTACATCAGACACCTATGGCAGTCCAATGGAAAAGATGTTATATTACAATGACTTTTCTCCATTAAGACCATTAGATCCTTATAGATTTGAAAAAAAGCATTATGAAGATAGACCTTATCCTGTAACTGGAGAATATTTTTCTGGTCCATTTGGCGCAGCTGTACCAATCTTAAATGCAACTGTAGGAAGAATCTTAAAACCACAAAAGGTAATGCACAAGCAGGAATTAGATAGAGCATTATCTAGTTATGTCCCAGTTGGCGCCAGCGGCGCCTACATGCCTCAGGAGACTCCTGGTAACGTTGGCTACGTAGAACAAAGGGATCCAGCTGTTAGCTATCCAGCAGCTCGTCCAGCACCGTATGGTGGAAAACCACTTAGGTTTATATCTCCACTTTCAGACTACGCTGAAGCAGCCGCTTCGTCTCCAATTGGGAGTACCGCTGGATCTTATAATATTTCTCGCTCAAACCAAGTATTAGCTAACAGTAGCGGATCACTTAACACCGCAAGACAATTAGTTCGTGGTCAATCAGGGGCACAAAACGATGCATTAGCTGCTGCCGCATATCAAAGAGTTCCCGTTTCTACACAAGTGCAACCAGTTCAATTTGGTCCACCAGCAGGACCTGGTATTATGCCAGCAAAAATTGTTGCAGCAGGAATGCCAATAAGATCTGGAAGTAATGAATTCTTATCTGGAGAACTTGGTTACAGACTGCAGGAAACATTTGGTATATATGGTTTTGCTGGTGGAAATATAAGATCTGCTTTTGGTTTTGGTTCATATGACTTTGAACCAGATAAATCAGTTTTACAATCAGCATCAAAAGCATATGGTACCACTAGAGCTTTTTGGGATTTAAACTTAGGTGGATTAGGAGACGTGCCTCTTCAATCTGATGGTGCTCTTGGAAATATTGAAGCTTCTGAAATAATAAGAAGGTTTATTCCAAAAGAAAGAACTAATGTTAATTTTATTAACCCGATTAAAAACACAATGGGCGAACAGTATCCGTTTCTTCCCAATAGCAGTAACTTCATTGACTTTACTACAGGTGATCCATTCACAAAAGTAAAAGAAGGTGAACTAAGACTACCTGGTGTGGGTTACGAAAGATTTAATAGAATTTATTCAGACTCCAGTGGAAGATATGGCGCAGTAAATCAATTAGATATCCTTGCTGACGTAGCTCCATATTCAAAAGAATTCAGAGCTTTGAATTCAAGAATAGATAAAATGGGATTAGGTGAAGATGAAAGAATTAAAGTTGGACAAATAAGAGCTCAGCAAAATGCAATAGAGAACAGTAAAACTGATTTTACTCCTTACACAGAATATTCCACTCTTGAAAAGATAGCTAATCCAATACGAACAATAAAAGAATCTGTACTACATACAGACAACTTTATTAACAACAAATTTACTGGTGAAAAAACAGCAACTGAAGATTGGGAAAGAAGAAACGTTTATGGTTCCACATTTCCCGAATGGCAAAAACCAGTTGAAAGTTTTATTAAACCAATTTATTATAAAGGAACTCAAAGAAATCCTCTTTTAGCTGCTGGAATAGGCGCATTTGCGCTTGGTTCATTTGGTAAAACCAAAAGAATGCAAACAGCGCTTGCAACTGTTGGCGCATTAACAACGGGTGGTTATTCAGCTCTTCAAAAGATGAAAGAAACTAGATACATTCCGATAAATAGAAAAAAAGAATTAGCTCTTGAAGAGTATACTGATATTCTAACTTATGTAAAAAATAGAACAGCTGCAGCCAGAGCAGAAAAAGTTGGAGATATAGAATCAGCTAAACAATTTATGTTAGCTAGTAAAAAAACAATGTATGGTGCAGACCTTAATACGCAATCAATAGATCAACTAGCAGCAGCAATACCAAAAAGAAAAAGAGAACACTTTAGAGCAATGCTTGAAGCTCCAAAAAGTGAGAGAGGTCGAATACTATCTACTGCTGGAAGATTAGAAAGAAGAATATACGAGGCTGCATGGGGTATGCCAGTAGAAAGAAAGCCGGATCTAGTAAACTATTTTACTAGACACGAACTTCCTGGACCGGGTTCTGAAGTATGGCATCCAAATACAAATATGGAACACGTAAAAATAAAAATGGGCCAGTCAATGGGACTTGAAATGTCTCAAATGGGTTACTTCCCACAGCAAATAAAAGAAGCAAATTTAGTCAATCCTAGTTACCCAATGTTTGGGCAAAGTAATTCTTCTCCAGAAGATGTTAGATCTAAGTTGCAAAGATTAATGTTTGATATGGGAATAAGTGGAAATATATCTCCAGTAATGAATAATTCAAATCCAGGTTCAGTAAATATTATGGCTGGAATAAGAGGCTAACAATATGGTAGACGCAAACAAATCAACATTTGCCAGAAGTCTTGGTAGACAAATAAGTGAATTACCAAGTTCCCTTGTAACAAGTCAAGACATCTATGCAAGAGGTTTAGTAAGATTTGATAAAACTACTAACGAGTTGGTTAACACTATAACCGGAAAGGCCTATGATACTTTAGAGGAAGCAATAGAGGCAACTAGTTTATACGGCATTTCTGAAGTAAATGTATTTACTGGAGCAAGAGGAATTTTATCTCCCGATCCATCTGGCTATGGTCCTCTTTCTAACTTAACATCTAATATTAATGAATATCTAAGATTAGACAACCCAGAAGCAAAAGCATTTAGATCTAGGAATAAAATACTTAGTGATCTTGAAGGAAAAAATATTGAATTAGTAAGAGTTGGATATTCTAAAACTTCAGAAGAAACACTTGGTGCTATGTCATTACTCTATCACGATGAATTAAGTTATCCAGAATTAGTAGGAGATCGCATTAATATAGCTGGCAAGGTATCATCAGGGGAACTTGCTGCTCCTGGATATTTAGCTTCTAGAGATGGATCTGCAATATTACTTAGGTTAAGATATCAAACTGATGAAGGTTACAAATTCTTAACCGGAGAAGAAACTCAATTATTAATGAATACGGTAGACGCTCAATTCTTTAACGTAGATAGATTAGCAAAACTTATAAACCCATTAAATCCTGATGGATCTATGAATTTTGGAAAAAATGTAGAACAAATATTAGGTGGTCAACTTGGGAAGTCTCAAAAAAGACAATGGCAAAGCTTAGTACCAAGAAATATGGTTATCGATGAAACCGGAATTGATAAAATGGTTGACCATTTATCAACAAAAGTAGCTAGTAGGTTTAAGGATATAGCTCCAAAAACTCTTGAAGATTCATATTTATTTTACGATCCAGCATTAGAAACAACTTTAAAAGCTTTTGGCTTAGAAGAAACTTATACTAATACCTTGTTGGGAAATACATCTCTCACTAGAGAGGGCAGGTTAGGAGTGATAAGAGAGAGGCTTGGAACACGAATTGCAATGGAGGGAGAAACATCTCAATCAGCTCAACAATATTTTCGTTCAGCACTAGAACTTTCAGGATTAGATGGGGATGAAGAATTTAATGAATTTGCAAATATAATACAATCTCAATTTAGAGAAACTATTGCAGATAAAAAAAATCAAAAAATATCACTTGATGATATTATATCAAGAATAGAAAAAATATCCGGTAAAGAGGGCGTCCCCGCAGAACTTAAGGGTAAATATCAAACATATGTAAATGCCCTAAGTGAAATGAAAAAGATAGATGATGGTTCCGGTTTCATCACAGGTATACCAATGAGACAGCATGCTGTAGAATTAAAGTCTTCGATAGAAGAAGCCAGAGCAATATTAAATGCAAAAACATATTCTGAAGGAAGTGATGAAGTCGCAATACTTACTGGAAAAATTAGTAATTTTACAGCTGAACTAAATAGAGTTGCGACAAATGCCGATGAATTTTTAGACGGAGGAGAATTACTTTTAAGAGAATTTGAACATGACACAGCTAGAATGTTCATAGGGAGAGGTCAGGGTAAATCTGTATTTGACTTAATACAAGGAAAAATAGAACAACGTTTGGGTAGACTAGGTTACATAGGTGCTGGCTCAACTGAACTCCTTAAAAAAGAAATTAGTTTTGCTAGATTAGCAGCTCCTGGAAGTGAAGAATTGGGTCAAAACGTTGGTCAACAAATCACAATGAATATAAGTACTGGGCATGGCAGAGACATGGTTTACAGTGAACCACAAGCTATGATATTTCATAGAGAGCAATATGGTCAGGATTTTCAAAGACAAGTTGGTGAATCAGCTGAAGTCCTTAAGGCGGAAATAAAAAATATTTCTGACGGAATAGTTAGTGAAAGAATGAGAAGATCTATCATTTCAGACGCAGCTCTAGATGTAGAGGGCATGGATCCACAGACTGTAGTTGAAAGATTTGGAAGCAAACAAAACGCACTTGACATTAGAACTACTGCAAGAAATTTACAACAACATTTATCTTCTGGTACCGTAAAGGTTAATGAAATACCAGAGCTTGCTAACGAGCTATTAAAACAAGCTCAAAGAGAAGCATTTAGAAAGGGTAAAACATATAGGGCATTTAGACCAGGTCAAAACAATGTGGATGTTGAAATATATAACTTCGCAATGCCTTATGCGCAAAGACAGGCTATAGATACCGAAGGAGCAGTATCGAGACGTGGTAAGAAAAAAATTCTTGGCGTTACCGATGATACAACATTTAATAGGTTCACATCTAAAATTGGAGATGAATCATTAGGAACAGCTGAAAATATTAATTTATCTTTGTTTAAATTTAGACACGTGGGACACAAAATGCTAATACCAGATGTCGCAGCTTCGAGTCTAGGTTTATACGAAGCTGGTGGTGGATTCGACTTAGATGACAAGTGGATAACTAATTTGCAATCAGTTAAAAATTCTCAAGGTGTAAGACAACTTGTATCATTTGCTTGGCGTCAACCAACTGGTCCTCAGGAGTTTGCATTACTAGCGCCACATCTAGATGAAGATACCATAATGAGAATGTTCGGAGATGAAACTCAGATGGGCCAAAGGTTTAGAAATGTCTCCAATGCGGTATCCGAAATGATAAATGATAGAACTGGATTCGTTCTTGGTCTTTCAGGTGATTTAAAAAATCAAGCTTCAGCTGAAGCTATGGAAAGTTTAAGCAAAGAAGATAAAATATTTAAATATCTTAATTCTTTAGCTCACGGACAAAAGCCTATAGCACAACAATTTAAAAAATCAGCTGGAGATATAACTCAAGAAGATTTACAAAGAGCAATATTTAAGTTAGTTGATTTAAATGGAGAGGGAGAAACAGGAAAAATAGTTAACTTATTTGATGGAGAAGTGGGCGTTAACGTAGACGACTTTGCAAGGCAGTACATGGGTGCTGGTGAAGGTGGAGTTAGTGCAGTAAAACATAAGTTCTTAAACATTGGAGCAACATCACAGTCTATACTTAAAAAAGTAGCTTCAACTGAAGCTGGAACGATGTTAAAGTTGAATCCAGATGAAATACTAAAATCTGGAAACAACGGACTTATAGCAAGCTATAGACAAAGTAACTTAACTCAGATTATGAAATCTTCAGCTACTCCTACAAGTGATCCAATTTTTGTAAGTAAAATTCAAACTATGTTTGATGACTTCGCAGGCGCTGGTTCTTATCAAGCAGCTAGGCAAGCAGCTGGTAGCGCAGTAACAGATATGGATTTTGCCATTAGATCATCAGGCGGTTTATTTGGATTAGCTAGTGAAAGAAACATGGAAGAAGTAGTAATACGGAGTTAAAACCGCCCTGGACGCAATGTTCCAAAGAGCTAACGTTGCTTCAATGTCAGCCCCTAGGGGTGAATTAGGCAAGTATGTCAATAGGCTTGGTTGGGCAGTTTCTTCAGAAGAGCAAAGACTTGCAGCCATTGGAAGAATATTAGAGTATGCGAAAGGACCAAATGGAAGTGTGGAGTTAGAAGAATTAGCTACAAGAATTCAAGCAGCTACATCCCTTGTCTTTAACCCAGAAGGCGCAATTGACGCAGGTGTAGGCGCAAAGATGAAAGTAAATTTATCTGCATCAAATAGTGATTTATTAATGGCGTTCAACCTCACTAGAGGAGCTGGTTTTTCTGATGAGATAGCTCAAGCAAGTTTGGGCAACGCATTATATTCTTTGTTGTCAGCAGATGAAGAAAATAATAAACTTCTTCCCTTAGCAAAGAGAGCCGGATTAGTCGATGACTCTGGAGAATTTATTGGTTCAGCTGAAGAAGTAATGAGCAAAATACTTGCTAGGAATGATGAACTCAGCAAAGAACTAATAGGCGTAGTAAACCTAGCGTCGGACAATGTCGGTAATGCCTTAGTTAAAAACACCGCACAACAGATGGGCATGATAAGAGTACTACAAGAGTTGTATCCTGATATAAAGTTTGACGGAATAGGAATGGTTGGTTTTGATCAATTTTCTTCAGACTTAAAATTATCTACAATTATAGATGACGCAAGGAATGGAGATATCAACACGGTTATAAATTCTATTGTTGAAGGCGCCGAAAGAGTAACAGAAATACTTAACGTTTCTTTGCCAGAAAATAGTGTGATATCTAAAATAAATAATATTGCAAGAGCTGGAGATGATATTGCCGGTAGACTAGTTTCAGGAGAAGAAGCTAAATTTAATCTTTTAGAAATTTTTCAACTAGATGAAGAAGGAATGAAAAATTATGGAATAAAAGATCCACTTACAATTATGGAAAATGTTAATGAAGACATACTCAAGTTTCAAAATAGAATGAAACAAAAATCATTTAACCCGTATGCTCCAATAAAAGGACTTGATCTCGCATTTGTTACGCCAGAGTTGGATGCAACAATGAAGCGATTAACTGGTGAAATTACAACAAGCCTGCAAGATGTAACTGGAAATTATGGAAAATCAATAGAAGATTTGATAATACAAAATAATATTTTAGAACAAGTTGAAAGAACTCCAAAATTTAATAGATCAACACTTAATCCAAGAACATCTTTAGCAAAATCTTTAATGAGTCAGGGTATTGTAGATAGAGGAGAATTAGATAGATTGAAAGATTTTCCTTCAGAACAAGCGTATAAAAATCTTAAGGATATAGTTACAGGAAGTCTTACAGCCTCAAGAGACTCAGCTCAATTGGAAACTAGAAATGCTGTTCAAAAATTTTTTACAGATTACACTCAAGAACTTCAAAATGTTGGCCCAGGAAGTAAAGCACCTAGCGTAGAAGATGTAATGGACAGACTTCTATTTGAAATAGAACGAATGAAAAATGCAAATCGTGTCCGCAATGCTACCATAATTCAACAAGTTCAAACCACTATGGGCGGAATGCTTGAAGCGGTTCTTAAATCAGCTGAACCAATCGAAATCGCTATACCCGGAATGGAAAAATTTTCTGTTCAAAATTTAGCTTCTTACGTTAGAACTAATAATGAATTAAGATTAACTAAAGGATTTGCGGCGCAACAAACAAATGATATGGTTGCTTTAATAGAAGCACTTTCAAGTAAACGCGCTATCGAACGGCATGAGCGCTGATCCAAATCTATTGGTTCCAAAAAACTTAATGGATAAAGACTTTTTATCTAATCTATTTAAAACAGATATAGGCTCAGCAACAAATGCTGAAACAGGAATTTTAGGATCAATACCAAAATTAGTTAATGCAGAAGAGGTACAGCAAGTCTTAGATGGTATGAGCGGATCATCAATAAAGATGGATCTCTTAGAAGACTTTCTTTCCTTTAATGAAGATCCTATAAGAACAGAAAATATGATCGCTGAAAGGACTAGAAACGCTGCTGTTGCAGAAGGTATAAATGATGAGAAAGTAATCGCAGCAAGAATCTCAAATAGACAAAGAACAATTGGTTTAATCAGACAAAGATATACTGCACTAGAAAATCAAAAAGACGAGGTCTATCAACAGTTTAAAAGATTTGCTGAAGACGGCGGTGCAGTAACGGCAGAGGGTGTAATCACTCCTCGTATAACAAAAGAAGCCACTGAAGATTCAATGGGAACAATAAGTGAATCAATAGAAAGTATGATGAAAAGATTCATCCGTGAAAATGAAGATAACGAAACTAGAGCTGCCAGGGCAGCATCTGAATCATTTGCTGAAACTGTTCCACTAGCTTCTGGAAAGTACACAAGAATACAGGACTTCATTAAGTCGCCGCAAATGAGAGAGATGTACCAAGGGGCTTTAAGAAATAAAGGAAAGATAGCTGGTGTAGCTGCACTTGCTACTGGACTAGCAGTCTTTGGTTCAATCAATAAAAAAGAAAGAACACAAGAAGCAATGTCTGGACCTCCATTGTTACCTGGTGGAAATCCATATGAGAGAATTCCAACTCAACAAATGCAAATACCTGATGCTCCAATAGCTTCTGGGAATCAAGGAATGTCTTATAACATATCGGTTAACGGTGATCAAGCGCAGATGGAAGAATTGATGAATAGAGCTCGGATTAGTAACAAATGGACAGGTTAGAGGTACTATGCATAACAGCCTACCTTCTCTAGGACGCGATCCCTACAACGATATAGCGGGTTCTTTTTAGTTTTATATTAAAGGATAAATTAATTTTATGTCAGATGTGAATCCAAATATGCTAGAACTAGCTAAAAAACTAGTTCCTTCAATTGAAGAAGGTATGCCTGAAGATATTGCGCAAGCTTTTGCTGAAGGAAAAATAAAAACTATTTTTAGAACAACAGAAAATGCTGGTCTTAGTACTGCAGCTAAATTAGGTAAAAGTAGTTTTGGCGGAAGAGTAGATCCAGGATCTACATATTTTCTCCATGAAAATGGAGGCATTGCTAGATTCGGAAGGCACGGTGCAGGGTGGGGAGATGATAGATCTGTAAAAGGTTCACATCTTGATTCAAAAAAGTCTTCCTTTTTAGACGAAGCTATTTTCACTAATGGTGATAATAAATATCAGAATAGCACCCTCAATAGAGGTATGGTGGATTCAGGAATCTCCTCAGGCGAAGCATATGCCACACCTAAAATTGGACACAGTTTAGTTGAATTTGATTCTGATTTCTCAAGAGTTCATACTGGTCATCCAGTATCTGATATCTATCATTCTTCTGGTTCTGTTGAGTATTTACCAGAAATTGGTGGGTCATTTAAGGCCGGTAGTACAATTAATCCAGTTAACACTGATATAAATAGTATAGATATTGTATCCGAAAAAGGAAGCACTATACCTAGACTGAAATCAGGTTCTTCTCCAGAGGAAGTCTTTCAAGCTGAATCTCAAGCCAGAGCTAACGCTATGTTTGATTCTGATTATGCAGCACACCAAAAAGCAAATAAATTAAAATCCTTAGCAGAAAATCCAGATGATCTTTATGCAAAGTATTTAGATCATGTTGGTAGAATAAAATCAGAAGGTGGAATTTTATCTCCGGACAGCATTTCTCTGCGGAGGTGGTTTCCCCGATGCCTACATAAATGATCCGATTTCAATCGGAAGAAAAGCATTAACCGATCTTTCGCACGAGGTTGAAATACCTAATGCAATTAATGAATTAGAAAGTATATTAAATACTAATACTAATTATGCACATCAAGCAATATTAAATGAAGCTAAAGATAATCGCAATGTGGTGGTTAATGGTGAGACTTTTCAAGATTTAAAAGCCAATCCTAAATATAGCCCATCTGGTTCTGCTACTATTGAAGAAATTGAAACAGTTCTTAAAAAAGAACAAATACAAATGATGAGGTCAAGAGCTTCGGGCTTACCAACCGGTTCTGCCACAGTAGCAAATGCTAATGCCAGAGCAGCAGCAGCAGCAACTAAAAAGCCATTGATTCAACCAGACAAAGCTGATTTCCTGCCACAACAAATGGTTAATGGAAGATCTGTAAATAAGGTTCCTTCAGCAATGTCAGTTGAAGAACTGGTTGATAGAAGAGCTAAAGTATATGATAAATTACTAGATCCAGAATATTCTAATGTCCACCCAAGTTCTACCGGTACTGGCGCAATGCACAATGTGGATAGGGGCACGATAGGGCACATAGATACAGAACTCGCTAAACGCGGAGAAGATATTTCAATGCTTCCTGATGCTCCAGCGTATGATCCAGATTATGTTCCTGGATCAGGTAAAAGAGCTCCATATTTAAGATCAAAAATAGATGAAGCCGCAGCTCAATCAGAAGTAATTATAGCAGGAGCCTCAGATACTGCTGCCGCTGCATCTGCAGCAGCTACCATGGAAGCAGATAACTTAGCTTCTACTGTAACGGCAGCAGCTTCAACGCGTTCAGCAGCTCCCGCAGGTGCTGTAGCGGAAGCTGTAGTTGCTGGCGGCAGCGTAACAGCGGTAACTGCAGCTGCTACAAAAGCATCTAATGGTATTTTAAATATAGGTAAAAAAATAATTTCTAAACCCAAGAATATGGCAGCCGTAGGAGTTGCAGTTGCCGCAGGAGCAATTGCATTTCGGAGCAACTAAAAAAAGTAGTGGATCAAATCAAGCAAACATGCATGGATATTCTCCAGAATCGCAAGTGCCATCAGATCCAATGAGAGGCTCATATGAAGGTTACATGAATTCATCTCCAGCTTATGTACAAGCTAATGGAGCTGGCTATGATGATCCAGCTAATCAACAAGCTAGGTATAGACAAAAGACATCATCGATATTAGGAGACACCCCAACATTTACTCCTATTTCAAATAATATGAATAACTCTGCTATAATAGATAACTATTCAAGTTCTTTAAAACAAAACTCTTCTGGAGATAGACTAAATAAAATGAACCATATTGAAAGAATGTTTTAGGTAGTATCTATGACGATAAATCAAGAAGCATTCTATTATATAAAAGAACAGTTTACTACCAAGCAGCAAGTAGACGATTACGTTCTTGAAATCCAACAGATAACATTAAACGCAAATTCAAACGCACTTGAAAATGCAGCACTAGCTAAACTGCAAACAGTTCTACCTGGTTTTGAAGGCACAGTAGGTGTGTGGGCTGGTAAAAGAATACCATGGGGTATCAAAATTGCTCCACCTGATTTTAGCGATATTGCTTGGCGCAATGCAGCAATTAGGGCACTTAAACGACAGGATACAAGAACTGGCGAAAATCCAGTAGATTATATAGTCAAAGAGATCCTAAAGAAGTTTGATGAAAAAATACCAACTAAAAATATCGATCTAACAGATATAGCTTACGCAAAAGCATTTGAGGCATGGTATGTAGGTATTGGTAAGAGCGGCTCATGTTGGAGTGCTATAGAGTCAGCTACAATAATGGCTAGTTTTATTGCACAAAGAGTAAAAGATTTTAATATAGGTAGCGATAATCCAGAAGACACACCGCAAACACCAGAAGATGTTCAAGAGCCTCCAGCCGTTGAAGAAGATTTACTTGGTCCATCAATAGAAAGAGCAGCGGTTTTAGAAGAATTTATATCTCGTGGAGCGGCTATAATTGGTTTTGATCATTCGGATAATTCTTATTCGTCAATTAGTCAGTATTATGAAAATTTAGTAAGAAAAAATAATCCAAGTTTTGTTTACGATAGAGCTTTTCAAGATAATTACGTTAATCAATTCATAGCAGTTGCATCCCCAACTATGGATATAATTAAATTGAATGACACTTATCAAAAATCTTTATTTGACAAGATTGAAGCGTCAGGTCTTTTTGATTTATTAAGTTATATCGACGCAATGCAGGCATATGGTAGATCCAGATTGTCTACTCTTGAAAGAGTTAGCGGTAGCGCCGGTGCAGCAAATGTATTAGATGGAGTAAGAGATACTGGTTGGCTTCAACAGCTTACTGTTGTCCTACAAAGACTTTCTAGAGACCCCGTAACACTAGCCACTATTTATAGATACTTCCCAGAACTAGTTAACTTTTTCTTCGCCGCACTAGCATCAACAGCTGACTATTCAAATGATGGAAAAGGTGGCGGATCAGAAGACCCGCTTAATGATGGTCAAGCAGTATTAAATGATTTGATGGCTTCTCTTGGCCAAGTCAATGGTGAGAATATCTTTACTGGCGCGTGGGACTTAATTAATACTGGTCAAAGAATAGAAAAAGCAATTTCAGAATTTCCATTTAGGCAAAATATTCCACCATCTTCTCCAGATATATTTCATCTTAGATTAGGCGCATCTAATTTTTATGTTCCACCAATTGGCATAGATGTTCAGACGCAGTTCAAAACAAGTAGCTTAGGAGAAGGCGCGCTAAGACAAAAAAACAGTCCAAAGTTTAACTCCGGATACAAGCATACAACTATTAGTATGCAATTATTCTTTCCCAACTATGAAGAGATATGGGGTATTTCAATTGAGGACGCCTCAAAAATTACTCTTAAAGATAACTTCACAATAGACTTCAGTGGCAATGGCGACAATGAAGAAAAGATAGATAAGTTCCTTTCCTCATTAAGAGGCTTAGTTGCTGCATTCAAGTATGCCCCATTCCTTCCGATTAGAAATCATTATTTAAATTCTGTATACGGAATAACAGGCGTTGCACTACACGGCATGTCGATTTCCACAATACCAAGTTATCCTTTTGCGCTAGTCGTTACATTGAATCTGTACAACTTTAATCACAAGCCATTCCTACCAATGCTTAATGACTTTAATCAAGCAATACATTGGGGTAAGTTTAGGCAGTATATGGGCAAGGCAGCTGGAGCTCTTCATAATTATATAAATGAAGAATTTTTAATGTTTGGCAGAGAGGGTCTTATTAATGCAACGAGAGACGCAATGATCTCAGTTGGGGAAGCAATGCTTGACACCGATAGGGATGGAGACGTCACTCAGGACGACCTAAGAGGCATGCAGGCGGCCTCTGATAGGCTCTCAGCCCAAGCTGGCATATCTCCTTCCAAGATCGTTAACGACGCTCTCCTTGGGTATAAGAACGAAGTGTTTACCACTAACGTAATTAGAGAATGGACGAATGGTAGCAATTTATCATTTTATATGCCAGCTGAAACTCAAACTAAAATATTTACTCCAGATATATCTGGATTTAGATCTGATGAAGAAAAAGGTTTGACTGATACAGGTAGAAGTTTCTGGAATCAAATGTTGGCTAATTTTGGTATTGACATTAATGAATCAGCTGAATATCACAGAACATTAGATTCAGTTATAACGACCTCAACGGGAAATGTAGTTGAGTATACTGTTAACCAAAAAATCTTACAAAGTATTGACATATTAACTGCGGGAAGAAATACAACAGATTTTCAAAAAAAGGCTTATAATTTTATTATAACAAGTTTTATATTTCAGAATCCACAGCTTGACTCTGATAGAAAAGATTACTTAAGAGATTTTAATAGAACAGAAAATGCGTATGAAGATACGGAAAGATATGTTTTTGGAGCAATTGTTTTTAAAGATGAAACACTATCTCAAATAAAATCTTTCTTTAAATCTCAAGCTCTAACTACAAAATCATATCTTGATTTTATGGTTGATGAGTATTTACAAAAAAGAGCAATAAATGCAGGAAAAACTAACGATACCAAATGGAAAGAAAATGAAAGATTAATAATCAGAGATCAGTTTGCCGCAGGGTATAGTTCTATGGTGTATGAAAGATTCTTTAAGGCTGGACCAATTAGAGATTTGATGGAGGCAGCTAGAGAAAGAAACGGGAGTTTTCACATAAGAGAGTGGGAAGTGCCGATGATAAGGGTTGACATAGATCCAGCTAACGCAATTGTTACTGACGTCTCTATCTCAATGAGTAATAATATAATTCCCCTACAGGTACAAATGCAAGATGAGCCAACTTATCAACACATTGGTGGTGGAGATAGTTATATAAATATTTCTATGAAAGTATTTGGTGAAAAAGAATTAATAAAATTAAGAAAAATATTTGATCATATTAATGGATTAGCTAGACTTGAACACGCTGCTGGCGTTATGGGCTTTTTAGGCATTAAGAATATAATAACAGCTTTAGCTGGGGTTAAGTACGTTCTTCCTCTTTCATTTAATGTTTCAACTATTCCAAACTTTCCACATGTCTATGATGTTTCTTTAAGATTAGTAGACTTTGATATATTCCAACAAAAGCGTGAACAACTATCTTCTGATCAACAGAGAAAAATGATTGAAGAATTCGGGACAAAGAAAAATCCATTCTTAAGAATGAAGCAGCTGTGGGGATCGTTTAATTCGTATCCAGACTTTCCATTGGAGATTAGAAATAAGGATAGCGAAGTTGTAGGATCTCTTGATCCAGATTTTTATTTTAGAAGTTTTGAGATGTTTGACAGGGACGTTATACGTAGCGTTACTGAAAATAAAGGTAAGCTCTCTAGACTTGATACGTTTAACGTTGATCCATCTCAAGAAATAACAGTAGTAACACCTTATGGATCAATGACCCATAAGGGCTCTGCGGTTGTTGCTAAGTTTAGAGAATATATATTAAATGATCAATTAGATGAACTAAAAGCTTACTCTAGAGGAACACTAGGATTAAAGGCTTCAGCTACAGCTTCTTATATAATAGAAGCTTTATTAGATATTGATCAACCTCATGATAAATTTTTATTAAACTATGTAGACTCTTTAGATGAGGGTGAATTTGACACTAAGGATTTAGCTGATTCTAGTTGGAGACTATCTTCTGGTCGATTAAAGGCTGGAGATTTATCAAGCTATAATGAAGAAGCAAGAGCAAAATTACAAGCTGCGTTATCCGGAAATCAAAAAGATGATGGTTTTGCAGAAGACGCTTACGTAAGCTTTGATCCAGATGAACTAGACGCGCATGCAATTATAAACACTTTTCCAGCAGCATCTGGACCTGGTGACACAAAAATTCCATCAATGATCCATACTGCAGATGGATATCAATTTGGATATATTGATAAGCAAAATGGAAGATTCTATCTAACTGTAGATGACGTTGCTGTTAAAAAAGATAGTTCAGTTCAATACGTGGGAATAACCGACACTCAGACACCAGATGTCGGAACGACAAAATCTTTAACCGGAGTTCCTGGAGCAAAAGCACTATCTGAATATCAGTATTCATACTCATCTGGAGATGAAGGTAAGCCAGAAACTATGAAGTCAAATGGTAACTCAAAGAGTGTTACTGATCACTGGGAAAAAATGATGGTAGATACTCAGTATAGGGATATATCGGGAAGAATGATTAGAGCTTTCCCTACATATATGCTTTGGTTAATAGACGAAAAGAATTTTGCTGGCACAAAACTATTTGACAATTTCTACGGACTCCAGTCTATAATAGATTTTTCCGTAGTATCTTCTGAAGACATCTTAGGTGATACGCTAGTATTTAGAGCTTCTAATATGTACGCAAAGCTTTCAACAAAAGAAGCTACAACAATATTTAGCGGAAGTGGTGAGACAGAAGATAAACCTGGTGTAGATAAGTTATCACTAACTTCTGGTCTTGAACAAATAATTGATAGAAGTTTAAATTTTGCAAGAAATCAATTAGGTCATATGGAAAGTCAATACATTGTTGACATAGAAAATATGAGACTTAAGCCAGGTGTAAGAGTTCACTTAAGAGTTGGTTATGGTGCAAATCCAAACTCGCTTCACACAATATTTAATGGTGTAATAACCGAAGTTGAATTGGGAGAAATAGTTACTGTCACATGTCAATCTGACGCTATTGAACTTAGTCCAGTAGTAAATTCTGTTGATAAAAAAGGATCTAGCGGTCATATAGATGGTGGTCTTAATACTGGGTTGTACTTATCGGAACCAAGAGATTTAATGGTCAGACTTCTTTCAATGGGCACATCTAGAACAAGAGAAGCTTTTGCCCATGCAACAAGAGGAACTGTATTTTCTGAAAATAAATTTGGAATTAAACACTTTGGCATGATGTTATATGAGCCTTTAACAGATGAAGAACGAAATAAGAACGCTGGCATTAGAAATGCAGCGTCAGATGCATATCTGGCAGTTGGTCAGGGTAGTGGCATAACTGGTGGAGCTGGTACGGTAGCTGGTGTTTTAAACCCATTTGGTGATAACTCAAATGGAACTGGAATTGGTGGATCACCATTTGGTATCGATGTAAGACTACCAATGGTTGGAATCATGAGAACAATGTGGTCAAACTTTGCAGCACAACCAGATTTAGAGTTGTTTAAGAGAAATATTTATCCAGGAAATGGAACTGGTGTAGCTCAATTCCTTGGTGGTGACCTAGGAGACGGTTGGTCAAATGCGGCATCCTTAACACCTGAAGATATGCCAAATCCAAGATTAGAATATTTAAATAGACTCACAGATTCTTCATGGAATAATCTACTTCAAAGATATGATTCAGGATCCGAAAACGCTTCAGCTGCAATAGATAACCTAACACAGGGAATGGAAGCAAGAGCTAGTGGTGGAACTGCAGCTAACATACTTGGTGGTGGATTACTAGCAGCAGGAGCCGCGTTAGCTATTGGTACGGGTGGTATCGCACTTCCGTTCATAGGTGGAGCTATGGCAGTTGGCGGAGGAGCATCTTTACTTGGAAGCTTAACTGGTAGAGGCGGTGTAAACATTTGGAAAACATTTGGATTGATTAGTGATCTTGACGACGACATGCCAGGCTTTGATGAGGTTTCATTTAGAGCACAAACATATATGAAATCTGTTTGGGATCTTTTTCAAATGTGCGCAAGACTACTTCCAAACTATATTGTTGCCGTAAGACCATTCGAGGACAGATCAACGGTGTTCTATGGTAAGCCACACTGGTTATACACTTCAGCAGTAGTTCCAATCACTACTGGTTTTCCTTCTGAGAAAAAAGCTGTAGAGCTAGGATTAAAAGTTCCAAGTTATAGAAGTCCAGATTCTGAATTAATGGATCTTCTAACAAAAGTTAATAAGCAATCAAACTCAACTGCAGATTATGAAGCAATGAGGCAAGCGCAAAGTCCAGCAATATCTATTTCCGAAATAGTTAGACAGCAATCATCATACTCAGATATATATGCACCTGCTGGAATACTAAGAGGTAAGGTAGTTAACTTCTTAGATCCTAAGAGAACTATATATTACGGAAATAGCAATAACACTACTTTATCGGGCAGTGCAGATAGCATGGAGAGACAACAGGTAGTGGCAACAAAGAGTATCATATCGGAAATACCAAATACTAAAGGTTATGTAACAGTTGGTTTTCACTTACCAATAGATTCTACTGGACAAAATGCTTCTGAGTTAGATATAGAAAAAATGAAAAATTTACATGTTGAAATACCTCAAATGCCACTTAGGTTTTCTTTTCCATTTTTCACAGACAGAGTTGCTGGAGCAGTCTTATTAGACTACTCCTTCTATGCACTGAGCAACAATAGATCAGGAGAAGGTGATGAAAGACTCAAAACTGGAACCATACATGATGGTGATAAAGATTTTGAAAAATTTGGTCACGACACATTGTATTCAAATCTAATAAGTACAGAAGCAGCCCTTATTTCTGGTTCACTAACAGACAACCGTGAAGGTGGCTCTGAAGATGAGTTTGTTATAAATCTTGCAGGAGTATCATTTACTGCTGCGGTTAACCCAATCAATACATTTGGTAATGATAAATTTATATTTGATCTAAGCACAAGCGGAGTATCGGGAAGTAAGTCACTGATAAGAATGCCACTACCTTCACTACTGGAACAAGTTAGGGGAATAGAAAAACTTGAAGGCTCTTGGGAGTATGAGTACATTAATCAAAGAACGATTACTTCTGGAAGTCCATTTAGTTATAGAGATTGGGGATCTCCAGCAAGTGCTCTTGATGAGCAATTCTACATAGCTATGAGATGGCCATATGAAATAACTGAAGATAAAGATGATGAAATATTTAAGAAATTTAAAGATAAATATTTTTCAGATAGAAATGAAACTGAATTTTATGGTAAACCAAAAGACTATAAAAATAGAAAAGTTTTAGTCTATAGTCCAACAACTAGAACAGCAGTTGTTTGTAAACCAGCTTATTTTCTATGGGGAACCAATAAGGCTGATCTCATAATTGGCAACGGCGCTTCTGGAGATTTTGCTAAGGGAAGAAGTGAAGATCATTTCATAAACTTTAAAAACGATGTATTTACCGAAGTAGATTTAGCTGCTGTAGTTTCTCCAGACGCGGCATATTTTCTTGGGGTAATGCATTTAACAGAAAATGAAAAAGAATTTTTTAATAGCGATGACGCAGCTTCAGAACCAACTAGAGTGCTAACCCAAGCTGGGTTGGCACCGGTACCAATGCCAAGAGACTGTTATTTTACTTTTGTAGATGACAGTGTTCCGCTCGGTGTTGTAACAACAATATATAATCCAGCTAATGAGTTTGCCTATAAAGGTGAATCAGATATTAATGGATCGTACTTTGTTGGTTTTGGCGCTTTTGCAGCAGAAGGTGATGGAAAACTTTTAGCAGAAGAAGCAAGTAAATCAGGCATGCAAAAGTTAGGGTTATCTGGTACAGCTGACTCAATCGAAAGACAATTAGAGCTATTAAATGAAAGACCAACAGCTTTTACAAATACTCAGTGGCAAGAATATATTCCGATAAGTGGAATAACACTTCTTGACCAAGGACATTTTGCAGAAGCAGCGGCTAGAGGTGGAAACATTCTTGCCAGTAGTGATGGTAAAGAAGGTAGTTATTTTGACTACATATTAAACGAACAATATAGCGCTCTTGACAGAGAAAAACTATATAAGATACTAGATGGTGAGCTTAGAACTACCAATCCAGATGAGGATACCGGAACGGGAAGAGAACGTTTTGCTCCTGTGTATGATCCAGCTGCACCAGAATCTATAAAAGCTAGAGAGTTTTTCGATGAAGGGTTTAGTCCTTCCACTCATGTAATAGCTGGAAATGGAAGAACTCTTAGTCAAGCAAATGATGTATGGGATCAATTTAGATTTGATTACCATAACCAAGTGGCAATAAAGAAAATATTTTTTGACGCTTTTGGAATGGATCCAGATGATACAACTCCACTTCCAGATTTTCTAATAACTATATTGCGAAATCCAGAAGCAAATCCAGATATATTTAAATTGTTCAGTGCTAATGGTCCAGATAGTACAGCAGTAGATGAATTCAGTTTATTGCTCGGAAGTGACTTTATAGCAAATCCAAATCAAAGAACTGGAAAACCATACGGTACAGCTGATTCAATGGAGAGACAGATTGAATCAGGATCTGGATCATTAGTTAGTTCAGATACAGTTAAGCAAGCTATTGAATTTGCTAGAAAAAACTTAGTCGATGCACCGCTTGATGAAGGCGGGTTAGTTAGGTATTTCGATGCTTTAACAAAAACAAAATATAAAAAATTAGGATTATTTTTACAATCTCAATCTAATTTATCCTTAATACTTGGCGCTGATGTTGGTGGCGGACAACCAAAAGTAGATGACATAATTAAAGATAACTTTACGCCAAAACAAGTATTCTTATTGATAGTTGGAATGTTTAGACAGGCAATGTGGCAAGATGCATATGCAAGAGCTTGGTTAGTATTAAAACCAAATAGACAATACGCCAGTGATGATATGTGGGACTTTAGTCCTGTTCACAAAATCTTTGCTGCATTTATTGATCCTAATCAAGACTATGCATCAAATAAAAGAAAGTTCTTGAAACTTTTAGCAGATAATAAAGGCGAAGGAAATAGTGCAGGTAACGTAGTTGGTGTGCTAACTCATAATATCGATAGCTTTTGGGATCAAAATATTGGACCATTGTTTACAGCGTTAAGCGATGGTCTATCAGGTCTGATGAATATGTTTAGAATGTCAATGCTTCAAATGGGGTACGGTTTGTCTAATATAGACAACTTCTCTAAACAAGCAAACATTATGAATAAAGTATTAAACGATTCTATTTATTACTCACTAGGAAGACCTGGATCATTATTGAGGGCCATTGACAATCCATTCACTAGAGAGTATGGAGAGCCAGTAGTTGAAGTACGCGAACCATTCCAGAAGATACATTACATAAGTTCATTCTCAACTATCATAGCTAATAATATACAAGAGACTACAACTAACGTAGCAACTCAGGTGACCGCTGTATCTGAAGGAAAGTATCCAGTAACAGTAGCTTTAGATAAAAGTATTCCCGCAGAAAGACAGGTTGAAAAAACTGTAGAGACTGGTTTATTCTTTGACAACATAGTTGGTGAAGGTTTATTCGGAATTGCTCAACCGCTATTCCATCCAATAGAATTTGCAAGAGGAGCAATAAAACTATCTCAAGGTGCGCCAGATGAACTAATGGCAAGAAGAGTTGGTCTAGCTCATCTTAAGGAATCTCTAAAAGATATTTATTCTGGAGAGTTAATTGTAATAGGAAGCGCAGATATAAGACCTCATGACTTAGTTTACCTCGCTGATGTTTATGAAAGAATGTATGGAATTTTTGAAGTCGAACAGGTTGTTCATCATTTTACTCCAAATATGGGATTCATTACATCAATAACACCCAACGCTCTTGTAACCGTAAATGATCCAGCAAGATGGTTTATGTCTAGCTGGATTCATTCTTGGATGTCAATTCAAAATATAAGAAATGACACAAGAAGTTTAATTAATTCAGTTCAGGCTGGAAGTACTGGAATCTTGTCAGGTGGAAACATTTCTGTTGATGGTATGTCAGAAGCGCTAAGATCACAAATGATGGGTGGTGTGCAATTTACCCATGGATCAAGTGCGCTTATGTCTGACATAATGGCAAACTTTGCAGCCGAGGGATTAACAGACGCTCAATCTCAAATAGAGAATCAGATGAAGCAAAACTCTGAAAATGGAATGAGCTTAACTGGAATTGCAGCAACATATTTAACTACAGTTGGCTTAACTGCAACAGCTGGGGCACTTCTTGGTGGACCAATCGGTGCTGGAATTGGTGCTGGAATAGCGTCTGATTTATTCTGGAAGGGCTGGAAGTGGGTAAGAGATAACGTCTTAGACCAACATGGTTGTTATATATCTTATCTAAATAAAAATGGTCAACCTATGGACGCTAGTCTTGCAATAAATCAAGGAATGGTTGTTGGTAGATATCATACAAAGAGACTTCTTCCTGGAATTTTAGGAGTAAAGAGTAAGGTTAGAACCGTTGACGGCAATGCTTTTATTAGAAATGACGACTTACTTAAGAGCTTGGGTTGGAAAGAAAAAGAAATAACCGACCTAGTAAGATACGTGAGTTATGAAAACGCATTAGTTAATGCTGAGGTGTTAAAGTATTCTGGAACTGGTCCAGATAAAACGGGATTAAATCAATACTTTAAAGTAATATGTAAACTAAATAATGTTATAGATGGTGACGAAATAGAAGTTATAGATTTAATGAATCCAACTGGTCAACCTTTCAAGGTCAGACTAGAAGGAATAATAGCTTCAAGTCTTGGCACTTTTCAGGCGTACACAAATACTTCCATACAAGCTGGGTATAAGCCAGACGACCCAACGACTGCAATAAACGTTAATTCACCAGGTGGAAGGGCAGCAATCTTTGTAAGTGAAAGACTCAGGGATAAGCCTTTCGTTATAAGAATTTCTCCAAATGATCAATCTTCAGTTTCTATTTATACGGAAGATGACTTATCTCCTGGCTCAAGAATTAATAATACAAATAGTTACTTCAAGGGCGTTAACTATGGAGATCAAGAAAGGGAAAAATCTTTAGGAACCGTATTTTACAGGATCCTCGATGAGGATAAAGAAACAAATATTTCTATAATAAGATCTTTCTTTGTTCAAAATCTTGGCTTAAGCATTATACAGAAAAAGGAAAAATTTAAACAAAATCTTTATGGAGAATCAGTATTTGGTCAAAAGTTTGATGAAATATATAACTCAATATATACTTCTGGTATGGAAAATCATTTTGAAATTACTGGAGAAACTGACCCACTATTAACCATAACTAATGATGAAAGAAAATTGTTTAATGATTTAGTTAACTTTAAAATATTAGAAGTTCTTTATTCAAAAGCTTCAGAATGGCCATATATTTCTTGGGATGAGTACTATAATGATGGAGTACCAGCAACCCTTAACTGGGAACTAGTGACAAATAACTTAGCTCAAGTGTATACGGTGGATCTATTAAGAGAAAGAGCATCTACTGGCGGCCTGGATAGATCTATACCAATGCCAAGCTATGTTGAACAAAAGGGTGGATTGTAATAATGTCTGATTTTAATTTTAACCTTAATGACTTCAATGATTCTACTTCTTTTATAGCAAAGTTGTCAGAGGGTTATAATCCCGATGGAGCGGCTAGCTTAGTTACTTCAGCTTCAAAAGAAAGTTATTCAAATCAGACATTAACATCTAGAAATCTAACAGACATAATGGCTGGACGGAGCGTTAACCAGAAATCCAGCAGCGTTAGCAGACGCATCGTCAAAGTTTGTTAGGTCATCTCTTCACTCTATATTAGCAACAGGCATTCAGTCTGGTGATGCATTCCAAGTAGCTAATCCAGATTATCAGGGACCTGGAGATCTAGAGGTATTAAAAGGTGACCAGGCATATCTAAAGGTAGTCTCTCAATCTTTAGTCGGAACTGGTTTTGCGCCAACGTCAGTTCTAAATCCTTTATTAGAATCAACAAATGGAAAATGGCCAGGAAACGATAAGTCTAAAGTTGGAGATTCTACTGGAGCACTATTCACTCATAATAGCACCGCCTATAGAATAGATGGTGACGCTCCAGGTTTGGGAGAAAGAGCTATAGCTGCAGATGAAGAATTAAGCGAGGAAGAAAAACAAATATACATAGAAAGAGGAACACTTCTTAAACAATCTATCAATGAACCAGCTTTAACACTTGGGTTTGAGTTTGACATACCAAATGTTCTATCTTCTTATTCTTTTGTGCAAACAAATTCATACTACACAGATGAATCTAATCCAACTGAGGAGTCTGTTGAATCATCACTGATAAGCGCTCCTAAGAAAAAAGCATACATTAGTGCTTCTCTAATTGAATGCTTATTGATGATGACAGATGTGAATAAAGGTGTTAAAATAAATGGCACATTTGCTCTTAATAGAGCGGTGTTGTCAGAAAGCGATAAGACGAGTAGGCATTCAAATCCAGAAAGTGGAATTGATAAGAATAATAAAAACTCTATATCTGATCATGTTTTTGGAAGAGCATTTGATATTAGATCAGTTGGTGACTATGGAGTAATAAGAGGCAAAGAGAGATACGCAATTGCCTTAGATATAGTTTTGCAAAAGTTAAATACAATGCCACAACCCCTGATGCCAGATCTTATAGTTATCCATCCAGACGTTGCAAAGGATAAGGGAATTGGAGAAGGCTATGAAAAAGTTGATACTGCAATCAAAACACAGTATCCAAATCTAAAATATGTTAACTTTGAATTTGGTCCAGAGCATACGGAAAATATTCATATTAGCTTTAGCCCACAAAGAGGTGGTAAATACATTGGTTCTGGTGGCTGGAAAACCTCCGATGCTTCAGCTCAAAAGTTTGATGAAAATGGAAACCCAGTAGACGATTCAGGAAGTGGGGCATCAGCAAAAGAAAAAGCCTATAAAAATTATAAAAATGGTGGTCCAGCAATAACACTATATGAATTATTTATAATGCTCTCTCAAGAAGGTCCATTTTCTGACGAGGCAGCAGCAATTTTTTGCGCTGTAGCAGGAAGAGAGAGTGGAGCCAGTCCAGCAGGTTATAACGGCAAATGTTTCGATAACAAGACAAGTTGGGGTGGTGACGTTTCAGTTGGAATGTTTCAGTATAATTTGATTTCCTTAATCAAGAGGTCGACCAACGCATCAAACGACGTGCCAATTTACTATGATGGTTCTGCTGCAACAAAGCAATTAGTTAAAGCTCACAGGTTAATGTACTCTGCTACTGAAGCTTCTTCTTGGGATCCTAATGCAGTAGCAAAAAAATTAGTAGAGATTTATAGTACAACCACTAATAAAGAGGCTTCAAAGTCTACTACCGATGACAGGTTGTGGTTCCCAATTAATCAAGTTTGGATGCTAATGGATAAGTGGGGCAGAGTAGATTTTAAAAACGTAAATAAGATAGACGGATCTAGTGGTTTTCGCCATTGGGGAGATTATGATAATTCAAATGGTACACCAAGATCTGATTGTGGATTTATATTCGGAACAAAATTTCAAAATGCTGTTAACGTATATTTAACAACAGGAAAGCCTATAGAAACGCTAGAAGATTGGGTTAGAACAAACTTCAAAAAGCATAATAAAAGAACAATAAATTACATAGAACAATGGATGGACGGTACGGTATTCTACGATCATGCTAAAGATGGTTCGTTGATAAACGAAGAAGATAGTGGAGTCATTACATATGAGGTAAATGTAGTTAGTTCGCAAGGTGCCGGAGGAGATGGATCTCCTGCATCTTTTACTAAGTATCAAATTGAAGAAGCTGCAGACTGGATTAGCACTAATAAGATTCCTCAATGGCTTACTAAGTATCGTTCAGATCTTGAAGGAAACTTTGGTTGCGATAGATTTGCCAGAGTTCTTTCAGCTGCTTTAGGCTTGTTTGGCCCAGCACAAACTGCACTGTTTACAGATGAGTGGACAGCTGCAGGTAACGAAGGCTCATATACAGTCTCTACGCCTAGTCTTAGTCAATTCCTAACAGCGGGAGAACACTTGTCTAATTTGGAATCGAGCGCTTCATTTTATGGACCAGAGACTGAAAACGGAAAAAACCCACCAGTTGGTTATTTGGTATTTTGGACAGGTGGGACTGATCGCTATGGCCACGTAGGTATCTCGATAGGAAATGGTCAGTACGTTGACCAGCATGATGAAAGTGAAGGGTCTGATAGACCAAGACCAAGAAGTATAAATTCAACGATTTTCCCAGGAAGTAAGTATACCTATGCTGGAGCATCGTCTGCATGGAGTGCGTAAGGAGATAGAGTATGAAACAGTATCCAAAATTTGATGAAAAATTAAATTCACACATTAGCAATAATCAGCTTCAGCAATCTAAGACAAGATCTGGAACTATTATGTCATACAATAAGATGAATAATACGGCTGTAATTATCTTAGACGATAGGATGACAAATCAAGTTGGCAACATAATAAGAGGAGTCCCATGCCCATCAACTCTTGGTGTACAAAGTGTTGCGCCAACAGCTGGTACAAGATGCATAATCGGTTTTGCCGATGCCAATGAAAGATTTCCGCATATAGTATCATATATAGACGATACAAATAGCGTAGGAAGATATATGCCCAACTACAGTGTAGACACTGGTGTACCAAAGTTTATGGTTTAAAATGTCAGAAAAAATTCACGCACAAAAGTCTTTCGAATCAGTAGCTGGCAAGACCGCTTCTGAGTTAGATGAATTAAG